ATGTCTTCGAGGATGAAGTATGGAGCCAACGTCAATTCTTATACCTATATCAAAGCAATCGCAGAAGAGTTACGAGGACTTGCCGTGGAGTTCAATGTACCTATCGTCAGTGCGACTCAAACAACTCGAGGTGGATATTCGAGCAGCGACTTGGGATTGGAAGATACATCAGAATCCTTTGGACTCCCGGCCACAGCTGATTTTATGTTTGGACTCCAAACAAACGAAGAAATGGAATCACGAAATCAAATCTTGGTTAAGCAACTCAAGAATCGCTATAATGATCCAGGGTCTAATCGTAGGTTTTTCCTTGGCATTGATCGCAGTAAAATGCGGCTTTATGACGTAGAACAATCAGCACAGGAAGATCTTTTGGATGGTCCAAAGAATAAGTCTGTGTTTGACAATTCCAAGTTTGGTTCGGAAGATACAGAAAGAAATCTTCCAAAGCCAAAGTTTAACTTTAGTAAAGAAGCATTTGTGGGGTTTAAATAATGAACTATAAGATTAAGATGAATGAAAATGGTGTTGGAGTCGTAGAAACTGCTACGAACCAGATTATTCGTAACTATGACGGGTTGGAACCAGCAAGAAAACTTCTTCGTCATCTAAACTTAGGCGGCGCTTTTGATGGTTGGACGCCATCATTTATGCTAAAAAAAATTAATATCCCTCAGGAAAAACTGCTGCCTGAAGTATAAATAATAACAGTTCCGCTTCAATAGAGCGGCAATGCAACACGTTTGTGTCTGCAGCACAAGTGGCAAGCTGATAAATCAGGATTGGAATTGACGGGATAAATGGTGGGGTTCCACCCGTCCATGTTGCACATTGGGGCGAGTCGAAAGGCTCGCCCTTTTCACTTTATAAATATCTATAAAAAATAAGGTGAAGTAATGGCAAGTAAAAATATAGAAGTATTAAAAAATCTTATACAAGAGAAGTTTAAAAATGACGCTGTAGTATTACTACAGAAGAATGATATCTATGTTAAGTCAAAGAATAGAGAAGATACAAAGAAAGAAGTTGAGAAGCTTTTAGGAAGCAGTAAAGTTGACTTCACGAGTGTCTTTAAAAGGAGTAAATCTGGATCAATAGATGTCTTAACAGTTCCTGATTTTAAAACAGATATCATCTTTAAACCTATCATTGCTAAAGGTCAGGGCGGTATAGCTTTCGAATCAGAGATAGAAAAAGATCTCAATAATTATTTTGCTGGTGCTGATATGACAGATATCAAACATCCAGATGTTATTAATGAATTGCAGAAAAAGTTAGACTTAACTCAAAGTAATGCGTACAGTGCAACGAGAGAAGGTTATAAGAATCAAAAAAGAGAAGTTGTGTTCACTGGAACCCGTTTAGATATTAGCAAGTCTGATGGAAAAACACTAACAGACGTAACTATACAAAAAAATGGCAAAGATTTACATTTTCTTTCTCTTAAGATGTCGCAAACATATTATGTTCTAAATGCTGCATTAGAAAAGTATTTTTTAAATAAAAATACACAGGTTGATATAAACGAGTTTTTTGGTTTCGAAGGTTTAAAGATGGTTGGATTTGGTGAAGGATATGCATGCCAAACACAAACACCAAATTATGCAACAGTTGCTAAAAACTTAGCAGATGTACTAGAACAGGCTATAGGTACAAATGTAGTCTTCGTTCATAAAAAAAGAACTGGTGATGTATTAGTTAAAGATATAGGCGGCAGCAATCAAGTAACCGTAAATAATTTAAGTGAATCTTCTTATTCTTATCCGGAACTTGGAAAAAGAAAAGGTGGATCTATAAAAGTTTCAGCTAACATTAATGGCGCAAAGTATAAAGTCGACTTTCAATTTAGAGGCACGACTGCTACTGACACAGGCGCTAAGTATCTAAGAGTCTTGTTAGAAAGACTATAAATATAATAAAACAGGATTTAAAATGGTATTATCTTTCAACATATTCTTGACAGAAGAAACAGATGAATCTGGTTCTGGTAAGAAACTAAAACATCTCACACACCTTGAAGACATGCCAATACATGGTGGTCATGAAGGTGTATCTGCAGCTGGTGAGATGCTGGATAATGCGCATAAAGCTTTGCTTGGTAAAAAGACAGACACACATATCTCAACTAAATATGATGGTGCACCATCTATTGTTTTTGGTTATCATCCAAAGAATGGTCGTTTCTTTGTTGCATCTAAGTCTGCTTTCAATAAGAATCCTAAAATAAATTACACTGATAAAGACATCGATGATAATCATGGTCATGCACCCGGATTAGCAGAGAAGCTAAAACATGCTTTGCAACATCTCCCTAAGATAGCACCTAAAAATGGTGTATATCAAGGTGATGTCATGCACTCTGGAAAAAAAGATGTGACTAGTGATAAAGGTCAATTTCATTTCCAGCCAAACACAGTAAAGTATTCAGTAGATCGTGATACTCATCATGGTCAGGCAATCAGACATGCAAAGTTTGGTTTAGTAGTACATACAAAGTACAAGGGTAAACAACTAGAGGATATGGAAGCTACACCTCATGTTGATCGTGAAAACTTCTCCCATCACCCTGATGTACATAATATTGATCCAGCAGTTAAGTTTGATTCTTCTAAGTACACTCCAGATAAACAAAAAGAATTCATGAATCATATGGAGAATGCTAAGAAGACTTATTCAAAAATGAAGCCAGAAGCTTTTGATGCTATTAAGGGTCACGAGGCAGATTTAGAAGGCCATGTTAACGACATGGTTCGTAAAGATGGAAAGCCTTCGCATGAAGGCTACATGGATCATCTTACTGCTAAACATCAAAAAGAGATTGATAAACTAAAGTCAGATGCTGGTAAAGAAAAAAAGAGGCAGGCTCTCGCAAAAAAACTTCAACATGTTCAAGATAATAAAGAACATATTAATAAAGTATTAGAGCTTCATCATCATCTTCAAAAAGCAAAAGATACATTAACTAGTGTCATGTCACAACACTCTGACTTTGAACACAGTATAGCTGGTCAAAAGACTGGACCAGAAGGATTCGTCGCACATAATAAAGGTAGCATGGCAAAGTTCGTGAACCGTTCTGAGTTCTCGAAGATGAACTTGCTTGGTTATGGTGCCATAGCCGGAAAGAAGAAAGATGAAGAAGTTTAAAGATTTTATAGTAGAAGAAGATCAACCAAAACCGAAGAAACCTGTCGTGTTTTCTTTTGGTCGTATGAACCCTCCTACAACTGGACATGAAGTATTAGTTAATAAAGTTCATGAACTTGCTGATAAACATAAAGCACACCATGAAGTAGTGCTATCTGCTACGCATGATAATGATAAGAACCCACTGACACCAGAACAAAAATTGATGCATGCTAAGAGGTTCTTTCCAAATACTAATATTAAAGCTGCATCTAAAGCTGAACCTACACTCATACACCATGCGCAGCGTTTAAACAAAGCAGGTCATGATCATCTTATCATGGTAGCAGGTGAAGACAGAGTACAAGAATATAAAGATCTTCTTCATCGTTATAATGGTAAACCTAATAAGTCTGGTCAGATACCATTTAGTTTTCATAAGATCGATGTCGTATCTGCTGGTGCAAGAGATCCTGATGCAGAGGGTACTGAAGGCATGTCTGCTTCTAAGATGAGAGAGCATGCTCGTTCTAATAAATTTAAAGAGTTTAAAAAGGGAATACCTTCTCATGTAAGTCAAGAACATGCTAAAGAGTTATTCAATCATGTCAAAGATTCACTAAAGAAGCCTCAAGCAGATTAATTTATAAATACTAATAAATTAAAAGTTAGGAGCTTAATATGGCTAGAAAATTAAGAGAAATCCTTGAAGGCGTAAAAGAACCAACAGGCAATCTTAAAAATGCATGTTGGAAAGGCTATACGGCCGTTGGCATGAAGATGAAAAATGGTCGTAAAGTTCCTAATTGTGTTCCAGTAAAAGAAGAAGAAATCCAAGAGTGTAATGGAAACTGTTCTTGTGGGTGTAACAATGTAGGTGAAGATTCTAAGGGTCATAAGAGTCCATCTGGTGGATTAACACAAAAGGGTAGAGACTATTATAATAGAACAACAGGCAGTAACTTAAAAGCTCCTGTTACTACTAAACCTTCTAAATTAAAGAAGGGAAGTAAAGCAGCCAATCGTCGTAAATCTTTCTGTGCGCGCATGGGTGGTATGAAGAAGAGATTAACATCAGCTAAAACAGCTAATGATCCAGATTCAAGAATCAACAAAGCGTTGAGAAAGTGGAATTGCTAAATGGCACAATTTAGAAAAGATACTCATCAGTATCTAGGTGATGGAAAAACTATATTTGAAGTAGTCATGCTTTCCGATCAATATGGAAACTTGGTTGGACCAGCAAATCCTTCTGGTGTTGCTGTTGATGCGTTTGGTCGTTCTAGAGTATCAATGCCATTAACTTTATTTGATTCTTCACATCGTTATAAAGACAATGGTTTATGGTCTACATCTAATACTTCCGGAACTACATATTCTTTTAATGCAAATGCCGGTTTAATTCAATTAAATCTTGGAACTACTGCTGATCAAGAAATTATTAGAGAGACAACGAAAGTATTTTCTTATCAACCCGGCAAATCTTTACAAATTTTAAATACTGTTGTTATGTCTGCGCCTAAAGCAAATCTTCGTCAGCGTGTTGGTTATTTTGGTGCAAATAATGGTGTTTATCTTGAAGCTAATGGAACCAATATTGCATGGGTAGAGCGTTCATGGTCAAATGGTTCATTGGTTGAAACAAGAGCAGAACAAGCTAATTGGAATATCGATACACTTTTAGGTAGTGTTGAATCTAGTCCATCACAAAAAACTTTGGACATGTCAAAAGCACAGATCGTATTTCACGATGTTGAGTGGCTAGGTCTTGGAACAGTTAGATGTGGTTTTGTAATTGATGGTCAGTTAATTCATTGCCACTCATTCCATCATGCCAATTATATTGATTCTACATATATGACAACTGCTTCTCTTCCTTTACGTTATGAAATTAAAAATACCGGAACGACTGCAAGCAATTCTACAATGAAGCAAGTTTGTTCTACTGTTATTAGTGAGGGTGGATATGAACTACGCGGTGATCAAAGATCTATCGGTACGCCTGTTCAAACACCCAAAACATTAACAACTGCAGGAACGTATTATCCTATCGTTTCTATACGACTTAAATCTGATCATCTAGATGGGATTGCTATCTTAACAGCTTTGTCTATTTTAGGACTTAACTCAAATCCATGTAGTGTTGCTTGGAGAGTCTATAGAGGGACAACCCTAACATCTCCGTCTTGGACACCGGGTGAAGCCGATAGTTCTGTTGAGTATGATACAGCAGCCACTGGTTTAAGTGGCGGTCAGGTACTAGCGCAAGGATATATTGGTATCACTAACCAAGCTTCACAAACAATTGACATTCTTAAAGAAGCGTTGTTTAAGTTCCAGTTGCAAAGAAATAGTTTAACAGGTATTCCAGAGCCAATAACAATCGCTGTGGCAGCTTCTGTTAACACAGTCAGTTGTCTTGCTTCAATGGACTGGGAAGAAATTTCAAGATAAATATAATATAACTCAAATATAATGAAGGAGTAATAAAATGGATAATATCATTTGGTTCGGATTAATTGCAATTGCTGGTTTTGCTCTTTGGTACTATGTTTGGCCAAAGGCCGACGTAAACAAGGATGGTAAGGTAGATTCTGCTGATGCTGCTGCAGCAGTAACTAAAGTTGCTGATGTAAATCAAGATGGCAAGGTTGATACTGCTGATGCTGTTGAAGTCGTGAAGAAGACAACAAGAAAGACAAAAGCTGTAGCTACTAAGGTTGCTGCAAAAGTAAAAAAGCCAAGGGTAACAAAGAATGGATGAGTTAGAACAAGCTTTAAAAGAAGCACAAGCTGATACTTTTGCTTTCTATTTAAAAGCTCATTATTTTCATTGGAATGTTGAGGGAGTAGACTTCTCTCAACATCATTCTTTTTTAAAAGATCTTTATGAAGAAGTCTTTGCAGCTGTAGATAATATAGCCGAAGGCATTCGTACACTTGACATATATGTTCCTGGTTCATTCTCAAGATTCAAAGAACTAACATCTATTCAAGATGAGACAACTATACCTAGTGCTGTATCAATGATGACTAGACTAAAAGATGACAATGAAAAAGTCTTAGATTCATTAAATAAAGCTTATGAACTAGCTGAAGAAGCTAAAAAGTTTGGTATTTCAAATATTATTCAAGCTCGTATTGAAGCACATGAGAAGCATGGTTGGATGCTTCGTTCAATCATAAAGGCATAAAAATGGCAGACTATAGAACTTTAGAAAATAAGATTAGAGATATAGTCGCTAGACCTTGGACTAAAGATCCAAAAACAGTTCATCATAAACAACAACAGATTCAAAAGAAAATTATCGATGAGGAACCAGACATGTTAAACAATAAAGCAATTGGAATCCCTGATTCCGTTATCGAAGCTGCAAAATCAATTGCTAAAGGCAAGACTGAAGTTGATGTAAATCCACAGTACAAGCCTGATATTAAAGATCCAGATGATGATGACGATAAAAAAGTTAAAAAAGAAGAGCTAAAAGGCAAACAGCATAAGATCGATAAGAACAAGAATGGTAAGATCGATGCTCATGATTTCAAACTCCTTCGCAAAGAAGATGTAGAACTTGATGAAGCAGACTCTTATTCTATTAGAAATACAGAATCTGATACTGATAAAATCTATCATATTTCAAAATATCCAATTACTTCTAATCATTCGATATACAAGAAAATTAAAGCTAAAGATCCTAAAGCTCAAATTCATAAAAATGGACAACCAGTAAAAGAAGAAGTAGAGCAGATTGATGAGAAAGAAGTAATCTTCACTGGTTCTCCACAGCATACTGCAAAGAAAGCTGCAGAGCACAAGAAGATGGGTTATAAAGTTGTCAGCATGAAGAAACACACAAGCGGCAGTTTTGGTGATAACTCAGAGAAGCACACATATAAGATGGCAAAAGAAGAAGTAGAGCAGGTTGACGAGATCTCTGATACGACTCTTAAGAGCTATCGTACAAAAGCTATGCAGCATAGAATGGGCCATGAGCCAGGTGATTCTGCAGAAGTGAAAGCTGATAGAAACAGAAAGACAAGAAATCGCAGTCAAGGTGTTCGCACTTCTTATAACAAGATAATTGGAAGATATGTTAAAGTTGGTGGCAGCGGTAAGCAAACTTATGAAGAAGTAAGTATTTCTGATGAAGAACAAGCCAAACTCGATGCTATTGCTGCTACATTTGCAGAAGATGCAGTCCAGTCAGCGCAAAAATCTGCACAGCAGAAGATGAAAGCTGCTTCTATTACAGCAAAAGCAACTGTTCAGGCAGATAAGATCAAAGATCAAGCTCGTAAGCAAGCACAGAACAATTCATATGAGCCAGAAGGTGATATGGTAGAAAGTAATCTTGCTGCACAGATCAGAGATGCTAAGCCATCCGTTACTGGTCATATTGAAGTAAGCGTCGGTGATAAGAAAGTAAAGATCCCACATAGAAAGGCTCAAGGGTTTTTAGATAGTTATCATTCAAAGAGAACACCTGCTGAAAAAGATGATCATGAAAAAGCTTTTAGAAAAGAGATTGGTGGTTAATGCCTCTAATAATAGCTAACCAGCAGCAAGCTTCTAACGAGCAACAGGAAGAAATTCCTGTTGCACCTGTAAATAAACCTTTGCGTGAACGTGCTGTCGTCCAAAGAAGAAATCCTTCTGATCCAGTCCTTATTGTTAATGGTAAAGAAAAGAAGATTGGTAAGAAGTCACAATATCTCTTAGACATGATGATTATAGAAGAATAATAAATAATAAAAACATTTTAGGAGGATATCTAAATGTCACAATGGAAAAACGACGATAGCGCAGCAAACTCAGTTCTTTGGGGCGTTAGCGGTTATAAAGTAGTAGCAAACGCTGCAAATAGAAATGCATTTTTTGGCAACACAACTGCTGATGCTCTAATCACAGGCATCACTGTTGGCCAGTATGGTGTTGATACATCAGAAATTAGAGCAACTCGCCAGAACGGTGAAAATCGTGCAGCTCATGCAGGCTGGGTAAACAGAATTGAAGGTTCTGGTGGTCGTGCAGGTCGTATCCAGCACGAAGTTCTTGTAGCTATGGGTTCAATGTCTGGAGACGCAGAAGATGCTGCATTCCCAGACTATGCAATCACAATTACTACACAGCCACTTGGAAATACAGCTAACACATCTGCTGCTGGAATGGCAACGTTTAGAGTTGTTGCTGCATCAGTTCCTGCAGGTGCAACACTTGCTTATCAGTGGACATATGCAAATGGCGATTCGCTCGGCGCCGGCGCCAACGTTGGTGTAACAACTGCAGCAAACTTAGTTGTAAACTCAGGTGTTGTAACAACAAATACAAGTTTCAAGGTTACAGTTTCTGCAACAGGTGCAGACAACAAGGTATCTTCAAACGCAGTATTGACAATCACAACTTAATAACGGTTTAACATGACAGATAATGCCAAGAAGACTTCAGAGTTAGCTACGACAAATAATGCCGTAGCAAATGATAGAATCATTATATTGAAAGACCCCGATGGGACTCCTTCAACAAAAACTATTAAAGTCTCTAATCTTCTTGGCAATTCTTCTGCCAATATTGTTATACAGACAACAACACCTGCAAATAGTACCTCTCTTACAGTAAAGGCCGGTACTTTATTTTTTGATAATACGTACTTGTATGTAGCTACATCTAATAATAATATAAAGAGAGTTGCATTAAGTACATTTTAAATTAGATGATAATGAATATTGAAAAAATAACTGATGATAATTTCTTTGTATTTTGTGCCAGGCATTATGATAAACAATGTCATAGTACTGAAGAATTTATAGAAGATTTGCAAAGAATAAAGTATATTAAAAAGTTAGTAACTAGGTATGAAGAGACCGGTGAATTAAAAGAAAGATTGATCTTAAATCATTTAATTATATTATCTAATGTTTTTGGTCCTGAGATTGCATGTAAGATAATATTCTTAAAGATGAGAGAGCAACTAAAGTGTTTAAAACCTTTTATGATATTATTAAATATATTACCTAGTAGATTATATAATGTAGGTGAAGAAAAAATAATTAATACAGATGTTGTCCCAATGGATAATAAGATTGTAGAAGCATTAAGGAAGATCTGATGATAAACGAGATTTCTGCAGAATTAGTTGGTAAAGTAAATAAAGCTCGTGCGCTTGAAGGTAAGCCATCGAAGACTGCTGCAGCTCAGAAGACTCTCGATAAAGCTGTCAAGAAAGCTTGGTTAAAATCATCAGTAGGAAAGATTAAAGAAGATTCGCCAGTTCCAGCAAATGTTACTGGTCCAAGTGTTCCCGGTACAGGTGATGATCCTGCTACATGGGTCAAAGGAAAGAAAAAGCTTAGAGCTATTCTAACTCGTAAAGAATTAGAAAAGTGATAGAAGAAAAAAGGCTCGATAGGATAGAGCAAACATTAGAAAAACTAGCAGATGTACAGATAGATCTCACTAAGATGCTGGCTGTGCATGAACAAAGAATTCAAAGCTCAGAGAAACACGTGTCATCTATCGAAGATATACTTGAAAGACGTCGCGAAGAATCAGATATCAAATTGAAAGATGTGTATGATACGATGAGAAGTGAAGATAAGAATATCATAACAGAAATACATAAACTTAGAGAAGAATCTACAAAACAACACGAGATACTAACTAACAAGATTACTTCACTCGAGAAGTATATCTGGATGTACATCGGTGGATTCACCGTAATTACATTTGTTATCACACATAGTGATAAAATCCTACGTATCTTAAAATAAGCATTTACTTAGCTTCTTAAATTAGTTATAATCTTATCCATGCACACTGATAATGGATAATGTAATGCAAGCTACGTATTGGCTAGATCAAAAATATATCAATCTAATTGCTTTCAGACTTGAAAGGTTTAAACATAGAAACAACGGATACAATTTCCGGTGTCCACTGTGTGGTGACTCTGTTCGTAGTAGATCAAAGAGTCGTGGCTGGATCTATCAAGAGTCTGGTAAGTATAAGTTTCACTGTTTCAACTGTAATGCTCATTCTGATTTTCCTATCTTTCTTAAGAAGATAGATGCTCAGCTTTTCTCTGAGTATAAGATGGAATGTCTCTCAAATAATAAAACACCTGAACAAGTAGAACTTGAAACGTTTGTAGATAAGATGAAGAAGCCTATCTTTACAAAGATGGGTCCACTTAAAGGCTTAAAGAAAGTATCTCAACTTTCTCCAGATCATAGAATTAAAAAGTTTGTTGAGAGTCGTAAGATACCTAACCCGTTTCATGCTATACTTTTTTCATGTCCTAACTTTAAAAACTTTACTAACAACTTAATTCCTAATAAGTTTGATGAAGATTCTTTAGCGCGAGATGAGACAAGACTCCTCATACCTTTTATAGATACTAATAAGAACGTTCATGCTTATCAGGGTAGAGCATTAGGCAATTCAAACGTTAAGTACATCACTATCATCCTTGATGATTCAGTACCAAAAGTCTATGGTCTTGAGCGTGCTAAGTTTGATAAAGATGTATACGTATTTGAAGGTCCAATTGATAGTATGTTTGTTAATAATTCAATTGCTACGGCTGGTGGTGACTTAGTATCTGCTCTTCGTACTTTTGATAAAGATAAACTAGTTATCGTCTATGACAATGAACCACGCTCTAAGGAGACTGTTAAGAAGATAGATAAGGCTATCATGCAGGGTTATAGAGTATGTATATGGCCTGAAAACTTAGAACATAAAGATATTAACGATATGATCCTTGCAGGCATGTCATCTGAATTTATTGAGTATATAATAAAACAGAATACACATCGTGATTTGGCAGCTAAACTAGCTTTGCAACGTTGGAGTAAAATATAATGCTAAATAAAGCTGAGATGGAAGATATCTGGAATAACAAGCCAGTTGGTTATTTAAAAGACTTGTTAAAGAAAAATAAAAATACTTCTCTCTATAAAGTAACTATTCAACCATATGAACGAATGTTATATGATCTACATGAAGTAGAAGTTCGCGCTAAAAATAGAGATGATGCCATTGCTTTAGCTCAGCAACATGTTAAAAGGCTAAGTAATGATTATAAAATTGATGGATGGATTATTAAAGGAGCTACTAAAATATGAATACTGCTAAGATTATTGCCGTTACTCAGCCTACTATTTGTACCTCTGATGACCCCGAAGCACCATATATTACTGTTGATGAGTTCATTGCATACGTTGCTCGAGTGAGTAACCCATCAAATCAAAATAACACTTTGACTGCACCAAAGCTGTTGAAGTATCTTGCAAAGCATAAACATTGGTCGCCATTTGAGATGGTTGATGTAGTGATGGAGATCAATACAACTCGCGATATTGGACGCCAAGTTATTCGTCATCGTTCATTCTCGTTTCAAGAGTTCAGTCAGCGTTATGCTGATCCTACTAAAGATATGGGTTTCGTTACTCGTGAAGCTCGTTTGCAGGATGAAAAGAACCGTCAGAACAGCATTGACATGGATCAGAAAACAACTGTTGCTGAAAGATGGCGTGAAGTGCAGCAGAAGGCTATTGACGCTGCTCAAGAAGCTTACAACTGGGCATCATGGAATAATATCGCTAAGGAACAGGCTCGTGCCGTGCTTCCTGAGGGTCTTACTATGTCGCGCATGTACATGAAGGGTTCTCTTCGTAGCTGGATTCATTACTGTCAAGTTCGTATGGACCCTTCGACTCAGAAGGAACATCGTGAACTTGCTACTGATGCTTGGTATCAAATTACAGAAGTGTTTCCGTCGTTGAAGGATGCTCTTGATCTTGGAGATAAGTGATGCCATTTTATTTGAAGAAGCCTATTCCCATTGAAGCTAGACAAATAACACTAGAAAGTATTGATGATCTTATTGAATGGTCTAATGCTTCAGTGTCGCGAAGACCTGATGGCACAGCATCCGGTATGATGGTATGGACTCTTGAAGGTACTATGACTGGAAAGATGGGTGACTATCTTTGCAAAGGAATTAGAGGTGAGTTTTATTTTTGTGATAGAGAAATATTTCAAGAGTCGTATGTTGAAGTAGAAGTATCGGAGCGATAATGCAAGAACAACTCTTGACAGCCATTGACTATAATGAAAAGTCTGGCTATAATATGATGATTGTATGGGATCTCGGTCGTAGATGCAACTACGACTGTACCTATTGTACACTATACATGCATAATTCATGGTCAGCTCATGCAGAGATGGAAGAACTTAAGAAGACCATGAAGCATATTGACGAATACTATTCAATCTATAAATCATTTCATAAGATTGATATGGCATGTACTATTAGCTTCACTGGTGGTGAGCCGACTGTTAATCCAAATTTCTTTAAGTTTGTAGAATGGATTAGAGACACTTATCCTAAGAAGTATCGTCTTAGCATGACGACTAATGCTACTTGGCCAACAGATACTAGTGAGAAGATCCTTAAACTCTTCAACATGATTACTGTTAGCTACCATACTGAAGCACACCCAACATTGAAAGAAAAAGTTGTAAAGAATATCCTTCATCTACAGGATATTGGTCAACGTTTTAAAGTAAATGTCATGATGCATGCCAATGATCAATACTTTAATGAGTGTGTTGATCTTATGGAGAATGTTCTTACACCACGTAAGATTAATTTTATTCCTAGAATTATTGGTGAAAGACTAGAAGAACAAAAGAAAGATGAAGTAGATCTTAAGAAGCAGAAAGTAATTACAAGAAGTAAAGTGCATGCCTATACACATGATCAGGCTGCATACATTACAATGTACTGGAATAAGAAAAACTTAGAACTTACTGAACATGCTTTCTCTAATATCAAAGTTAGTGGTCTAAGTGTAGAAGATTCAGTGAATGGTTTCTTTGATAGACTAATTGGTTCTAAAGAAGTCGAAGTAGAATCTGTAGAAGAATTTTTGTCTAAAGAACCGGTTGAAGTACAAAAGCAAATTAAAAAGATTGAAATTAAACAACAGCAAGTTGCTGATATTTCAATGAAAGGTAAAAAGAAAGAAGAAGTTCCTGCAGTATTGATTGAACAGGGTGAACATTCAAAAAAAACATATACTCTTATCGATAATGTTAATAAACCTGCAAAGCAAAGTATCGAAGCAGCCAACTTTGATTTTCAAGAAAAACTTGATAAGATAAGAGAGTCACGCAAGAACTTTGAAGATCCACTCAACATTGTTAAATCCGTGGATACTCTAAAGAAATCTAAGTTTGAAGAAGGTAAAGTAGTCGGCCGTTCTATTGGTAGGATGTGTTGTGGTGGCAGAGACTTGTCTTGTCAAACAGTTCATTCTGAAAAAGACCAGTGGGATGAAATCAAGTTTGCTAAGAACACAAACTTTAAGGGCTGGAAGTGTATGATTAATTGGTTCTTCTTGCATATTGAGCAAGAGAAGGATATTGTCTTCCATCATCAGACATGTAGGACAAGCCTTAATAGTGTTGAGGAACCTATCGGTAAAGTTAGTGAGTTCTCAAAGATCATATCAAAATTAAAAGATCATCTTTATGGTAACATGGAGATCCCCTACATAACATGCCCACATGACCTTTGTGGTTGTGGTATGTGTGTTCCAAAGGCAAAAGATGAAGAGACTGCTAAGATGCTTTTCCATAAGTACGTAAAATCTTCAGTTGAACCTATTATGGAACCAGCATTAATAGGTGATCCTGAGCTACAGCAACATATGAAAGAGATGAGGGATTATAAATAAACCAGTAACAGGAGTAAAACATGAAGAAGATAGCATTACTAGTGTGCTTATTTTCTTCTGCTTCTTATGCAAGTGAAGTGAGCTTTGGGTTTAAAAACCCATCTTTTTCTGGCGTCGGCTATTCGTCTCATGTCTTAACTATTGATAACCTTGAACAAACAAGGAAGCAGAAGATTATAGAAGACAAGAAGACGGATGCAGCTAAAGCTGCAGCTGATGCTAAGAACACAAACTTAGCTAAATTCTTGAATAATCTAGAGAGTAGAATCTATGCAACGATATCACAAAATATCGCTGCTGAATTATTTAAAGAAGGCGGAGCATCTTCAGGATCTTTTGATATCGGTGGAAATAACTTACAGTGGACGTCTGACGGTAGTACTATAACATTAAGAATTACAGATCCCGGTGGTAGTGTTACGCAAGTGGTAGTACCATACGGGAGCTTAGCATGGTAAGATATGCATTTTTAATGGTCTGTGCTTTGGCTTTGGCTGGATGTACAGGCAGTAAGATAACATCTAGTAAAGATTTAGAGAATCAAGTAGATAAAGCAGAAATAATTACTGCTAAAAGATTCAATGAGCTCATAAATATACCAGCCGTAAATGGCGACCCTATACCAGTGGCAGTGTATAAATTCTCTGATATGAGTGGACAAAGAAAACCAACCAGCAATTATGCTAGTTTAAGTTCTGCTGTCACACAAGGTGGAGAAGTCATACTAATAAAAGCTTTACAGGATGCTTCAAAAGGTAAGTTCTTTAAACCTATCGAGAGAGTAAGTCTTGATAATCTTGTTAAAGAAAGACAACTTATTAGAAGTCAACGTGAAGTATATGAAAAAGAACAAGCCAAACCCTTAACACCACTTATAGTAGCTGGTATAATGATAGAGGGTGGTATAGTTGGTTATGATAGTAATATTGCAACTGGTGGTATTGGTGCACGTTATCTTGGCCTTGGAGCACAGCAAGAATATCGTAAAGACGAAGTAACTATTATGTTGAGATTAATATCAATTAGCACAGGTGAGATATTAATTTCTAGCGGTGTGACAAAGACTATCTATAGCACTGGTGTAAGTGCTAATGTATTTAAGTTTGTTGATGCTGGAACAAGATCAGTAGAGTTAGAAGCAGGTACTTCTATAAATGAACCTACAACTTATGCTGTAAGGATAGCTATAGAAGCAGCAGTAGTTGACATGATAAAACAAGGTTCTCAAAAGAAGTTATGGAAGTATAAAGAGACAACTAAAAAGGAAAACAAAAAATGAAAACAATCACAAGAATGATGATGTTTATATCATTCTTGGTCATGTCAGGTTATGTAAATGCGGCAAACTTAATTTATATGGATCAGATCGGCGATGGTTCTACTATAAACATCACACAGTCTGGTTCTGGAAACGCAATTGGAACACCTAGTGTTAAATCAACATTTAATGGTGATAATAACACTGTAAATATTGAGCAGATTGGCAATAATAACGTAACGAATATGGCGGTTATGGGAGATGGTGCGACTATATCATCTGTCATTACTGGCAGTTCTAATATACTAAATTTAGAGTGTGGTGCTAATGGAGGTTCTTGTGGACCATCAACAATCACTAATTCTGTAACTGGTGATGGTAACTCACTAACACAGAGTACAAACTCTCTAACTAATACTACAGTAAACATACAATCAGATAATAACCAAGTTAATATGACAAATACTTCATCTGCTGTAGCTGGTACAAAGAATCTTGTTGATATCGTTGGTGGTAGTGGTAATATAGTTGATGTTGTTCAGGCAGGAACTGCAGGAACTACTGGTCATGAAGTAGATTTATCAATAAATGGTGCATTAAACACCGTTGACTTTAGACAGGGTGGAGCAATTGATTCAAAGATCGTTACAACTATTACCGGTTCTAGCAACGCTGTTACTATTAAGTCCAACCACAACTAATGCTTCAGTTGGACAAGTAACAGAACAAACTGGACCTACAGAGATAAAGAGGCAATCTGAGGTTATTCCTAGTGCATTGCAATTTGGTGTCGAGATGCAAGATGTCATCACAACAGCAAATTCAAAAGCTGGAATAACCTTTAAAGATGATACTAGAGTCCAGATAACTGAACATAGTAAATTAGTCATTGATAACTTCGTTTATGATGGTGATAAGAAAACAGGAAAACTTGGTATCAAGATGGCGCTTGGTACTATTAAATATGCATCAGGTCAAATAGCTAAGAATGATCCACAACAAGTTGTAGTTACTACACCAACTGCTACTATAGGTGTCAGAGGTACAGACTTTTCAAGTACGGTCGATGAACTTGGAAGATCACAAATAATACTATTACCATCTTGTCCCGAAGGTTGGAAAGATATACAAAGAGATTGTGTTATCGGTAAGATCTTAGTATCATCTGTCATGGGTACAGTATTACTAACAAAACCATTTGAAACTACGACTGTTGATACTAGCTTTTCAAGGCCGACAGCTTCTGCAATATTAAACTTAGATTTGAATCAAGTTAATAATTTAATCATTGTAACACCACCTAAAATTGTAGAACAAACTGAAAGAACTATTGAAAGAAGAGGATATAATTTCTTAGATGAAGACTTTCTTAAGAAAGATTATTTAAAATATACTGAATTAGATAAAGATTTTTTAAAAGAGTTTAATAAGCTAAACAGAGATTTTCTTAGTGCTGATTATCTTTATAACTTCTTAGATGTGGCTTCGTCACAATTATTATCAGATGAACTCAGTGAGTTTAATTCTCTACTGCCTAAATTTAATCCAACCAGTGGTCTTAAGTTTTTTGTTGAAAATGAAATGCTAACATTGTATAGAGAAACAGTAAATAGCTACGCCGAGCTAACTATGTCTCAATATAAAGCTGGTACTCTTAAGATAACTCAAGAGGGTTTAGAGGTTAAACAAATAATAAACAATACTGGAACAACCATAATTACCATAAAGCAATCAGAATGAAAACACTATTAGCACTTCTATTCATGACATCAACTGCATTTTCACAGACACTACCATCACCTGTTATGAATACTGCTACAGTAAACTTAACAGGGAACTTTAATAATGTCATTATTAATCAATCTGGTATTGGCTTTCACACTGCTATTATTAATAGTACTGGTGATAACGTCCCCATCAATATCACACAATCCGGCAATACCAATAAGTCTATATCGCTTGATATTCATTGTACTAGTAATTGCGCAACTAATCCTTATATTATCAATCAATATTGAACATGGAAATATTAGGAAAGCTTTTAACCAGCGTTTGGGCAGTTGTTATCTCAGCGATAATGCTATTGGTCGTATATGTGTACAACCCTAGTCCAGTACAGGTACTTCAACTAAAGACTTTTGATTATCTAATAAATTCTATCGAAGAGAAAAAATCAGAAGAATTAGTAATAGTTGATTTTGGTGAGAAGTCAGTAAAACAATTTGGCCAGTGGCCGTTTGATAGAAGAGATATAGCTAAGACTGTTAATAAATTAAAAGAGAACGGCGCAGCACTTATAGTTATGCCTATACTTTTCTCAGAAAAAGATAGAGCTGGAGGCGACAATGAACTTACAAAATCTCTGGATGGTGTCGTCATCGCTCAGACACCTACTACTCAAGATATACCGCCAGACGCTGTACGTCGTGGGTTTGCTGCTATCGGGCCTGTTAACCCTACTGAGTATGTCTTTCGTTGGAGGGGCGGCCTACGTCCTTTACGTGAGCATGCCGAAGTGGCCGGAGGTGTTGGAGTGGTCGCCACCATTGGTGAGGTGGACGGTGTGGTTCGTCGTATCCCTCTACTTGTCAATATTGCTGGGAGTCTTTATCCTTCTATTCCTTTGGAAACGATTCGAGTGGCTGCTGGAGATCCTAGCTATCAAATTAAAACAAGTGAGATTGGACCAGAATTCGTCCGTGTACCTGCATTCGCGCCGATACAGACTGATGAAAGAGGAAGAATCTGGACGACATGGAACACAAAGTTCGAAAGAATAGAAGCTACCGAGATCGATAAGCGTGTCGATGGAAAGATAGTGATATTAGGCATTTCAATTGAGGGTGTCGGTGGTATAATAGCTACACCAGTAGGTGAGAAGTGGGCGCATGATGTACAGGCAAGTGCTCTGCAAACTATCATTGACGGTTCTTCGATATCGCGTCCAGGATATAGTAACTTAATAGAAAAACTAATACTGATATCAGTATTATTATCGCTACTTTTTCTAGTGCCGAGAACATCTGTTAAGTGGACCGTTCCTGTTTATATAGTGATCGTATCTTCTTGTGTTGCTTTTTCTGTCTATATGTTTAAAGAGCATTCACAGTTATGGGATACAAGTTATTTACTTTTTGCTTCTACGATGACTTTTGGTCATCTTGTATTCAATAATTTTGCAAGAGAGTTTAGACTAAAACAACAAATCAAGAAACAGTTTGGAACTTATCTATCTCCAGCTCTGGTAGAGAAGCTTCAAAAGAACCCGGAGTTACTACAACTTGGTGGAGATACTCGAGAATTATCAATCATGTTTACTGATGTTCGTGGCTTTACTACTATTAGTGAGCATTACGGAAGCGACGTTCAGGGTTTAACTAAAATCATGAACCGTTATATGACGGCCATGACTGCTAAGATACTTGAGAATAATGGAACACTAGACAAATATATTGGCGATGCACAGATGGCATTTTGGAATGCACCACTCGATGATGCAGATCATGCCAAACACGCTGTTAAGACAGCACTGGAGATGTTAGATGATTTGGCCAGATTCAACGACGAAATCTCTGTTGAAGGCGTACCACCTTTCGGCATGGGGCTCGGTATTAATACTGGCTCCGTTGTTGTTGGTAACATGGGCAGTAGTCAGCGTTTTGATTATACATGCCTTGGTGACTCAGTAAACCTTGCTTCAAGATTAGAGGGTCAATCAAAACCATATCATGTTAAACTTGTAATTGGTCAGAGAACATATGAACTAGTAAAAGATGAATATCTATGCTTAGAACTTGATTGTTTAGCAGTTAAAGGCAAATCACAGGGTGTCAATATATACACTATTGTACCAAAGACTGGAATCAATAGAGCTTATTCAAAAACACATGCTGACTTTGTTAAATTTTATAGAGAGCAGAACTGGGTTTCATTGGAAAATTATTATAAGACTCTTAGATCTGCGTTTAACGGAGAAATGACTGAGTATTATGATATGATGATGGAAAGAGTAGAGGAATTTAAGAAAAATCCTCTACCCTCTGATTGGGATGGTGTTTATCGTGCAACTTCTAAGTAATTTACTTTACTTTTGTGGGTTTTGTGTTTGGATCACTTTCGGGCTCTTTTTGTGGTATAGATTTGGACCCGATTTGTTCCTCAACAATAAACTCATGAGCTTGCTTTGTTAGTTCATCATGGTCCATCTTACGAAGTTGTAAGACTATATTAACTTTCTGATTCAAGCGAATAAGGTCATTATCAAGCATGCGAATACGATCAATCAAAGCAATCAAAACTTTATTAGCTTCTGATAACACAGGTTTAACTTCCTGCGTTGCCCATGTCCATACATAGAATATCATATAACCCATACCTGCAGCTGCAACGATAGGGAAACCATACTTTGAGATTAATTGAGCAATATCACCCATTTTTTAATCCTTGTGTGTTTTCATATGAGAATGAAGAGCATTTGAAGAATACTTTAAACCACAAATTTCACATGGAATTTTAGGATATTGCTTACCTTTTTGCCCAATACTCATATTAATTTTTCCTTTTTCAGATTTTGGTTTTCTGAATGCTTTTTTAGTTTCTTCACTATATTTTACCATAGAGCGTGATATGGAATTTTTCAAAACTCTAGGATCATACTTATCAAGACCTTTGTTCCAAACTTTTCGACCTTTGGCGGCTTTAGAAATGTTATTTTTATGCTCTTCAGAAAATGGACCTATAGGAATCCCTTTGAAAGCTTCAGAAATAGCTTTTTTAGTTTCTTCAGTATGCGCGCATCCTTTGAAAAAACTAGGTATTGGTTCCGATATATATTCTGACATGTCAAAATCGACAATACATTCAGACAAACCGAGAGCTTTACCAATTGAATCTTTTACTTTCATGCTGTATCTCCTTAATAGATATAGAGTAGGTGGGATGGCAGTCCGTGACCTACAATGTATTTATAAATTAATCGCGTCTAGCATCGTTTTTGCCGTCCGCACGGGCGATACGGTCAATGTCAGGTTTAACACCCATGGCGTTGGAGACGAGAGTGTCGATTCTTATGACGTCGTGGTTCATCGTCTTAACTCTGTTATCCAAAGCAGTAATGATTCCACTGAGACCTTGCACGCTGCTCATGACACCGGCGAGGATAAATTTAATAGTTAGAAAAATAAAGTATCCCATAGCGCAGGCGGCAGCAATTGGAAAGCCGACGTCTGCAATTAATTTAAACCATGTATCCATGATTTTCCTCCTTTACTGACAGGAATATTTATAGTGGTGTACAACGCAATCAATATATAGTAATATTAAAAGAACAAAAGAGGTATTGAATGATGTCGCAAATACTTGTAACTAAGCGTAATGGTAATAAAGAACCACTTGATCTCAACAAGTTTCATAAAGTTGTATCGTGGGCATGTGAAGGTCTAAATGGTGTGTCTGAGTCTGAAGTAGAGATCAAATCACACATCCAATTTTATAATGGCATTAAAACAAGCGACATTCAAGAGACTCTTATCAAGGCTGCTGCAGATCTAATTAGTGAAGAATTTCCATCATATCAATATGTAGCAGGAAGACTCATTAATTATCATCTAAGAAAGCAGGTCTATGGCGATTACAACATCCCTCATCTTCGCGATCATATTCGTAGCGTTATTGATGCTGGATATTACGACAAAGATATTAAAGAATGGTATTCTCCTGCTGATCTTGATTATCTTAATTCTGTACTTATTCACGAACGAGATTTTTCTATCGCTTATGTTGGCATGGAGCAGTTCAGGGGTAAGTATTTAATTAAGAATCGCTCCACTGGCTACATCTATGAAACGCCGCAGATGGCGTATATGCTTATAGCTATGGTCTTATTTAGAAACTATCCATCAGAAACAAGACTTAAATGGGTAAAGGAACTATATGATGCAACAAGCACTTTTGAGATTTCGTTGCCGACTCCTATTATGGCGGGTCTCCGTAGTCCTCAAAAGCAGTTTAGCTCGTGTGTACTTATCGAGACTGATGACTCATTGGATTCAATCAATGCCACATCTTCTTCAATCGTTAAGTACGTCTCTCAAAAAGCTGGTATTGGTATTGGTGCTGGTAATATTCGTGCTCTCGGCTCTCCCATTCGCCGTGGTGACGCTACTCACACTGGTGTTATCCCCTTCTACAAGCTTTTTCAAGCGGCGGTTAAGAGTTGCTCTCAGGGAGGTGTACGAGGTGGTGCGGCAACACTTTATTATCCTATCTGGCACTTGGAAGTAGAAGATCTTCTTGTTCTTAAGAATAACAAGGGTACAGAAGATAATCGTATTAGAGGATTAGATTATGGTGTCCAATTTAATAAAGTTATGTACGAGCGACTCCTTTCTGGTGGGAACATTACTCTGTTTAGCCCTAACGATGTCCCTGACTTATATAATGCATACTTCACCAATACTGAACAATTCAGGGTATTGTACGAAAAGTATGAACGTTCTACCAAAATCAGAAAGAAACAAATACCCGCTGTTGATTTGTTCTCTGCATTCATGCAGGAACGTAAGGATACAGGACGTATCTATCTTATGAATGTTGATCACGCAAATGATCATGGTGCTTTTATTAAAGAAGTTGCACCAATTAAACAATCAAATCTTTGTTGTGAAATCGATCTTCCTACAAAGCCACTGACCGATATTAATGATCCTAATGGAGAAATCTCACTATGTACATTAGCTGCTATCAATTGGGGAAAGATTCGTGATCCTTCTGATTTTGAACGTCCTTGTACTCTTGCTGTGCGTGCATTGGATGAGCTACTTGATTATCAAGACTATCCAGTACTCGCAGCAAGAAACTCGACAATGGCTCGTCGCCCTCTTGGGGTTGGAATTATCAATCTTGCTTACTGGCTCGCTCGCAACGATCTCAGTTATCAAAATATTGACTCATTAGGTTTACAAAAGCTTCATGAATATACTGAAGCATGGTCTTATTATCTAATTAAAGCATCAATTGATCTAGCAAAGGAGAAGGGCGCTTGCCCTAAATCAAATGAAACAAAATATGGACAAGGTATCTTCCCGATTGACACTTACAAGCGAGATGTTGACGAACTTGCTGCGGGGGTGTACACGTGCAGATGGGATGCACTACGTGAGGATGTACTTAAATCAGGCATCCGTAACTCCACGCTTATGGCTCTCATGCCATCCGAAACTTCAGCTCAAATTAGCAACGCTACTAACGGCATCGAGCCACCGCGCTCTCTCGTTTCAGTTAAGCAATCAAAAGATGGTGTATTGAAGCAAGTTGTACCAGAAGTTCGTAAACTCAAAAAGAAATATGACTTGCTCTGGGATCAAAAGTCACCAGAGGGTTATCTTAAAATCTGCGCCATCCTTCAAAAGTTCATCGATCAAGGTATCAGCGTTAACACCTCGTACAACCCACGATTTTATGAAGACGAAAAGATCCCAATGTCTGAGATGATTGGTCATCTTCTGATGTTTTATAAGTATGGTGGAAAACAACTATATTATTTTAATACTAATGATGGTGCTGGTGAATATGAAGAAAAGCCGCTGCCAGCTGGTGAAGTAAATGAAGAGGATTGTGAGTCATGCAAAATCTAATCTTTGAAGAAGGAAAGATCTACGTCGATAGAGAAGGTACAAAGTATGTCTTTATTGAACGTAGAGCCGGTGTAACTATCTTTAAAGCATATGATGGTGGTAAGAATCATGTTAAAAATTTAAATGGTCAATATAGATGGGATAATAAAGAAGATCCTCGTGATATTATAGGAGTTTATGATGAGTAATATTGTTAGGATTGATCCACCAATTCCAGTTATGACACCAAAAGGAAGAGCTGTTGCTCATTTCTTGATTGATAGTGGTATAGAAAATGATTTGCAATGGGTTTGTTTTCAAGATGATGATGGTGAATGCTGGACTTGGGAAAATGCTAATATCAGAGCAAGAGTAAATAAGACCGCTGGTAGAAAAAAGATAAGTGCTATAAAATATGATTGAACCAAACGAAACAAATTATCATTTATTCTTAAGTTATCATGGAATGTCTGTAGATGTAGCAACAAGTGTAGTTGCTACATTTGATAACACAGAAGCATACCATACAAATGGATCAGTAAGAGTATGGGTAGAAGCATCAAAATACGTAATAAAGGAAAGTTATAAAAATGGCTTACTCAGTCTTTGATTCAAACAATAAAAAAGATCATACACAAGTAAAGGCTTTTTTCGATGATGCACCCACTATTGCAAGATATGATAGACAGAAGTATTCCTGGATCGAGAAGCTCACAGACAAACAATTGGGTTTCTTTTGGAGACCTGAAGAAGTGGATATCTATAAAGATGCAAAAGATTTTAAAGATCTAACGCCACATGAGCAACATATTTTTACATCCAATCTCAAACGTCAGATTCTCCTTGACTCCGTCCAAGGACGAGCGCCTATTATTGCGTTTGGACCGATATGCTCATTACCGGAACTCGAAACGTGGATTACAACCTGGACATTCTCAGAAACAATCCACTCCCGCAGTTATACTCACATTATCAGAAACATCTATCCAAATCCATCGAAAGTCTTTGATGAAATAATGGATATTAAAGAAATCGTCGATTGCGCCGGCGATATTAGTAAGTACTATGATGAATTAATCTGGATGAATAATTTATCTCCACGAGCGCGCGATAATGTATTTGATGAACCAACTAACTATGGTCATAAAAAAGCTCTTTGGCTTGCTTTGATGTCTGTAAATATTCTTGAAGGAGTTCGCTTCTATGTCTCGTTTGCATGTTCGTGGGCGTTTGCTGAAGTCAAAAAAATGGAGGGCAATGCTAAGATCATCAAGTTTATCGCACGTGACGAAAACTTACACCTTGCTGGAACCCAACAACTCCTCAAGGCTTTACAGAAAGAAGATGAAGACTTCGCTAAGATTGCAGAAGAAACCAAAGATGAATCCATTAAGTTGTTTGTTGCCGCGGTTGAACAAGAAAAAGCGTGGGCATCTTTTCTATTTAAAGACGGTTCGATGGTTGGCCTCAACGAAGCATTGCTGGGTGAATATATAGAGTGGATAGCAAATAAAAGAATGACTGCTGTTGGTTTACCTACACCATATAAGGGTGGAAGTAATCCGCTTCCGTGGACACAGAAATGGATCTCTGGTTCTGAGGTGCAAGTAGCTCCACAGGAAACCGAAATTACTTCTTATATCAATGGCGGTGTGAAGAAAGATATTAATAACGATACATTTAAAGGATTTAGTCTATGAGCTGTGGTGAAGATTGTACTTGTAAAGGAACTAAAGATGTGCATGATACCGATTACTACAGAAACATGCTCGAGCATTATCGCAAGGGGTTTAAAGACGGCGTGGAATTTGCAAGAAGCAATCCTTATCTATCAGCTCCAGTTGTACCGAATGATGGGCTTACCCAAGATATGACTGGTTGCAGAGTTTGTGGAATGAATTTTGGAACAGGGGTTTGGGGTTATGTTTGTAATAATCCAAAATGCCCAACGCGAGTAACTTGTTAATTAAAGGAGAAAGAATTGAGTGATAAGGAAATAGTTTGTACAAATTGTGAAGCAGAATTTCAAGTAGTGCATGATGAAGTAGATTCACCAGAATTTTGTCCGTTTTGCGGTGACAAGATGAGGTATGATGATTCTAGTCTTGATGAAGACTTAGATTTGGAAAATTGGGAAGAAGATGTGTGATAAATAGAGGGAAAGGTATCCCTCTATGTCTTATGAAAATCCGTGGTATTATAATAACGAAATAGTAGAATCAGATAAAATAGAAGAGTTCTACGGTTTCGTTTACCGAATCACAAATACTCTCAATAATAAGCAGTATATCGGCAAGAAGTTTTTCTGGTCAATGAAGACACGCGTGATCAAGAAAAAGAAAAAGCGTTATAAATCTGAATCTGACTGGAAAAAATATTATGGTTCCAATAAAGATTTGGTGTACGATGTTGAAAATTGTGGTATTATAAATTTTAGGAGAGAAATTCTTCGCTTATGCAAGACCAAGGGTGAATGCGGATACTTTGAAGCTAAGTATCAGTTCGCAGAGGAAGTCTTAGAAAAAGAAGATTATTACAACTCTTGGATCATGTGTAAGATACATAAAAAACACGTGAAGGTAAAATAGCTCAAAATTTTCCGGAAATATTTTTTTCAGATTATGGGTTGACATTTTTTCACAGTTTTATACTATATAGATATACAGTTAATGCCCACGTAGCCCAACAGGCAGAGGCAAGAGACTTAAAATCTCTCAAGTGTCAGTTCGAACCTGACCGTGGGTACCAATCTAACTAGGAGTATATGATGGCGCATCCGCATAAGAATAGACCTCGAAAAGGTCGTCGCAAGATCGGTAGCAAGAAGCGCAAGGCTCGTCGCTTGAAGGGCAAGCGTAAGGGCAAGAAGTAAATACTAATAATGCGGGTATGGCATAATGGTGGTGCATCAGCCTTCCAAGCTGACTAGGACCGGTTCGATTCCGGCTACCCGCTCCATTGAAATAGGAGTTATCGTGTCACGTGAATTTAATCTCGATGAAGTTATTCAATACATCAACAATTCTTCGCCTACCACCTCCGTCTATATTGGAGCAGATAGTGAACGCTACCGTGGTAGGGATGACAAATGGTATGCTGACTACACAGTTGCTATTGTTGTACACATGGATTCATCTAGAGGCTGTCGTGTCTTCGGAAAAGTAGATACAGAACGTGACTACGATAAGCGTCATGATAGACCAGCTGTTCGTCTGATGAACGAAGTATATCGTGCATCTCAGATGTATATTGATCTATTAGAAGCAATCGGTGATCGTCATTGTGAAGTTCATCTTGATATTAATCCTGATGAAATGCACGGATCTTCTTGTGTTATTCAGCAAGCAACTGGCTATATTCGTGGTATGTGTGGCTTTGCACCTAAAGTAAAGCCTGAAGCTTTTGCCGCATCATATGCGGCAGATCGTCTAAAAGAAATCATCGCTGCTTAAGGAGAAAACAATGCAACCATCTATTTCAGAAGTCAGAAGTCAACTCATCTATGATGAGGGTCTACGTAACTTCATGCTTAGTGTCTATAACTATATGACGTTTGCTCTTGCTGTCAGTGGTCTTGTATCGCTTGGTATTAGCATGAGTCCAGATCTTCTTAAGTTGATTTGGGGTACAAGCTTTAAGTGGATTGCTATCTTCTCACCACTTTTAATGAGTCTTGCTTTTGCTTTCATGGTCCAGAACATGAGTGCTTATACTGCTCGTGTCTTCTTGGTAGCATTCGCTGCCGTCATGGGTCTTAGCATGAGTTCAATCTTCTTGATCTTTAAGCTTGGAAGTATTGCTCAGGTATTCTTCATTACTGCTGCTACTTTTGGTGCTACGTCGTTGTATGGTTATACAACCAAGCGAGATCTGACCGGCCTTGGTAGCTTCCTAATGATGGGCGTGATTGGTCTTGTTATTGCTGGTCTAATCAATGTATTCCTGCAGAGTTCAATGATGTCATTGATTATTAGTTGTATCTCTGTAATTGTATTTGTTGGTCTTACTGCTTATGATACACAGAACCTCAAGAATACATACGATGAACTTGATGAAAGTGAAAGAGATAAGGCAGGTGCTATCGGTGCTTTTAATCTCTACATTAACTTCATCAACATCTTCATGGCTCTCATGAATATCTTGGGTGAGAAGAAAGAATAAAGGAATTGCGCGAGTAGCTTAAAGGTGAAGCCGGCCGCTCATAACGGTCTGAGTGTAGGTTCGAGTCCTACCTCGCGCACCATTCTATTTAAGGAAAATAAGTGAAACAAAATTTATGGAATAAACAACTTAATATTAGTGAACCAGCTTGCTTGCAAAAATGGGAATGGTCTACAATATATCTTATGCAACAAAATTCAAGCAGTTGTCATAGAGTAGATAAAGAACCTTTTGATATAAAAACTTTTAATTTTCACAATACTCCAGGTGTATTAGAAGCACGAACAAAAATGCTCAATGGTATTTGGCCAGGTAAAGGATGCGAATACTGTAAAGATCTTGAAGATGCTGGTGGTTTAAGTGATCGTCAGCATGTTAATAATAGTGATAAGCTTTCATATTTAACACCTAAAGAATTAAAACAAGATAATACTAGTATTAATGTAACTCCATCAACATTAGAAGTTTATTTTTCAAATCTATGTAATCAAGCTTGTTTATATTGTTATCCAAGATATAGTTCTAAGATAGAATCAGAATATAAAAGATTTAATCCACAAAACAATGAATTAGAATTTATCAATAAACAAAAAAAGAATTATCAACAAGCTAAAAATAATTTTTGGCTATGGATGCAGGATAATTGTATTAACCTAAAAAGATATAGAATCTTAGGTGGTGAACCTTTTTATCAAGATGAAATATGGGAAAATATAAATTTCTTTAAAAATAATCCATGTCCTGAATTGGATATTCAAATATTCACAAATTTTAATGTAGATACTCAACGTGTTAGAACTATATTACAGGCATTCAAAGATCTTATAGATAACAAACATATAAAAAGTTTAAGATTAATACTTAGTATTGATGCGTGGAGTCCAGCTGGTGAATATGTTAGAAGTGGATTAAATAATAAACTTTGGAAACAAAACTTTGATATGCTTGATACAGAGTTTATTAAAGATTTTTCTGTTTTATTGCACTCGACTTTATGCAATTTAAATATAAAAACAACAATGCATCTTACTAGACTATTCAATGAATCTAATCTATCAAAATTAAGTTCTAATTTTCATGATTTTGCTTTGGCTGGAGGTCATGAACATCTATACATTGGTAATTTTCCAACTGGTTTTTTTGATGATGATTTTGACTCACTTATTAATGAAGTACAAGATTCTTATAACTCAAAAGAACAACTAACTGGTTTTAAAAATTTAGCTAATTCTAAACCATATAGACCAGATTTAATTTATAAACTTAAAGACTATTTAGATAGCAATGATATTAAAAGAAATACTAATTGGAAACAAACATTTCCTTGGTTAGAAAGTTTTAATCCAGAAGATTATAAAGAATGAAAAAAATAATATTAATTACTACATTTAGTCTTCTTTGTGGATGCGGTACTACATCTAGTAGTGCCGCTCTTTTAGAAAAAACTGATGTTATAAATAAAAAGTACCTCGTGAATGCTACGTGGTATAAAGCGGGTCGTAAGACTGCTAATGGGGAAAAGTTTGATCCTCATGGTATGACTGCGGCTCATAAAAAGTTACCATTTAATACTATGGTAAGGGTAACAAACCCTAGTAATGGTAAGAGCATTTTGGTTAGGATTAATGATCGTGGCCCCTTTACAAAAGGAAGAGATTTAGATCTAGCTATGGGGGCTGCAAAGGCTATAGATATGAAGGGAACTTCCAAGTTAGTTATGGAGATCATGCCAAACCAATAACAAAAAGGAAAATGCATGAAAAAGATTATTTTAATTGTGTCACTGATGCTGGCACCATTTGCGTTAGCAAATCTTGCAGAAGCTAGGCCAAACAATGAAAATACTCAGGTCTCGCAGCAGGTAAAGAAAAAGAAGAAACAGGTTAAGAAAAAACCTGTAAAGAAAGTGCAACAAGCACAAGCACCAAGACCACAAACTGTTATCAATGATCTCGTGTTTGAAACTAGTGAAGAGACTTCTTCTCAGTACTGGGCTAGAGAGCGTGCAAGAGCAGAACAGCAAAGACAGCAACAACAAGTTGCTTCTTCTCTTGGTATTAAAAAGAACGAGAGTCTTCCAAAGAAAACAGCACTCGAAGTTCGTAAAGATTGTTTTTGGTTTATTTGCAAAGAAGAACATGTTGCAAAACCAGTCTATGCTGAAGCGAAGAAGTGGGAAGGCAAGAACGCCAAAAAGAATCGTGGCGAACTTAAAAACTTGATGGCTGCAGGTAACAATAATCAGCCTGTAGATCCTGTTAGAATTCCTTGGTGTGCAGGATTTGTGAATGCTATATTAGCACGTTCTGGTTATGAAACATCTGGAAGCTTAATGGCCCGTAGCTTCTTACACTACGGTGTGGTAACAAAAGAACCAGAGATTGGTGATATAGTTGTCACTAAAAGAGGAAGTAATCAAATGGCAGGCCATGTAGGTTTCTTTGAAGGCTACGAATGGTTTGAAGGTGTTAAATACATAAAAGTTTATGGTGGTAACACAGCAAAATCAGTGCAAGTTGGTTATTTTCCTGTGAATAAAATATTAGGATATCGTAAACCAGTAGTAGCGTGAGATACGTACTTATACAGCGATATAGCTATAATATAATATTAGACACAGAGAAAGATCAAATAGTTTTTTTATCTAAAGATCTTTGTCTGTGTCGAAAACAACTGGAGTTATATAATGCCACATGTGGATCTTCTAACAGTTGAAATAAATTGGCTTAGACAAATCTTAGAACATATAGATAGAGTTATTAAATCAGAGACAATGACTGACTCTGAAAAAGTTGTTGCTATTGCTTGGTTAGTTCATCAAACAAAGAGTGTAAGTCGCGATGAGTGATAAAGAAGATAAGATTACAAGTATTCCAAGTATAGAAGATCATCACTATCTATTGTTCAATAAAGATTTTGATCCTAGTTCATGCGGTGATGCAATGGAATTCATCATAGCAAGAAACTTGATGAGGAAAGATCGTCCTAAACATATTAAGATGATAATCAATTCACCGGGTGGCGAAGTTGGTTCAGCATTTGCACTTATCGACACTATCAAGGGATCTAAGATTCCAGTATTTACGTATGGTCTTGGTGAGATTGCTAGTTGTGGTCTTATGACATTCATTGCTGGCGAAAAGGGTCATAGATATGTTACAAGAAATACTGCCATTCTTTCACACCAGTATTCATGGGGTAGTTATGGTAAAGAACACGAGTTGATGGCTCGTGTCAAAGAATTTAATAATACACATGCTAGAATTGTTGAACACTATAAACGCTGTACTGGTTTAGATGAAAAATCAATCAAGAAATACCTTCTCCCGGCAGAAGATGTTTGGCTTACAGCAAAAGAAGCTGTAAAGTATGGCATAGCAGATGAGATAGTAGAGTTCTATTGATGTGGAGACTCTGGGCAAAATCGCTAGGAGAAAAAGCAAGTAATGATGATAAAGAAGCAGACTTAATTGCTATCATTAGGACTGCCATAGTACTATGCTATATCATAACTAATATTTTTATTGTAGCGGGAGTGATTAGACATTGGTGAAGTCTTTTGAATGGTGGATGGAGTGGACTGCTACAGCAATTTTAATGATTGGTGTGGCGCTGACTGCTTGGAACATATATCCTCTTAATATTTATTTTAGTTTAGCTGGTAACTTAGGCTGGCTTATAGTTGGTTACATGTGGAAAAAATGGTCTCTAATCATAATCCAACTTGTCGTGTCAGCACTTTATATAGCAGGCCTCATTATAAATACTTAAAACGAGGGTGCTATGAAACCATTTTATTCATATCTAGAAGAATTAAAGATAAGCCTTCAGTATCATGATGAGCTTAATCCTAAACTGTGGAACGGCAATAAGCTTAAGCCAGAAGTAAGAGCAAAACTGTTGAAGTTTGCTGATACGTGGGCAGACTATGCTAGTATCCCAAAGAATCTTATCCAAGATATCATCATGGTTGGTGGTAATGTAAATTATAATTACACCGAAAAGTCTGATATTGATGTTCATCTAATCATAGATAGAAATAAGCTTGGTGAAAGAAAACTAGTTGATGACTACCTGCAGAGTAAGAAAGTTTTATGGACACTAACACATGACGTTAAAGTCTATGGCTACTCGCTCGAACCATACGCACAAGATCCTGTAACATCCTATCCGAAAGGACAGGGTGTTTTTTCTTTGAAGAATAACAAGTGGGTAGTTCAACCTACAAAAGGTTCTTACAACTTTAATACAGATAAGAATCTTAAGAAAAAAGTTTCAGACTATATGCATCTTATAGATCATATGATTAAGAGTAAGATGGACGCAGAGGCATTTCAATCTCTTAAGGCAAAGATAAGAGACATGAGAGGAGCAGCCATTGCTAAGGGTGGTGAGTTCAGTCAAGAGAATCTTGTATTCAAAGAACTTCGTAACAGGGGTTACCTTGACAAGATGGATAAATATGAAAAGAGCTTGAAGGATAAAGAACTGTCATTATAAATGTTTGATTATATATTATGGTTGCTGTTTGGTACAGCATATGGATTTTTAATTGGTTTGATACCAGTCGCCGGTGCTAGCACTGCGCTAATTACCATTTACGGCTTTTTAGATTTCTTTAGAGCAGATCCATACACACTAGTAGTTTTCACGACAGCTATAGTTGTAGCAAGCACCATAGGTGATAGCTTTGCAAGTATTGTTCTCAATATACCCGGAGCATCCGGATCTGCAGCAACCATCGTTGATGGCTTTCCTTTGGCTAAAAAGGGTCAAGCGGCTCGTGCATTAAGTGCTGCTATTACTACATCAACTTTGAATGGTTTTATATTCGGAATCATCGCTCTTGTTTTTTTGCCGTTCTATTCTAAAGCAGTATTAGCTTTTGGTATTCCTGAACTATTATGTTTTCTGATATTAGCTTTCACTTGCGTTACATTTATAACAAGTGATAAGTGGGTGAGAGGAATATTTGGTCTATGTCTTGGTATATTTCTTGGAATGGTTGGTCAACATCCAACTACTAATGCAGCTAGATGGACATTAGATTGGGAATACATAAAAGCTGGTATTCAAATCATGCCGGTTCTCGCAGGAGTCTTAGCATTTCCTGAACTAATTGAAGCATATAGAACAGGATATAATGCTACGACTACAAAGATAGTTGATGCAAAGAATCAAACTATACAAGGAATAAAAGATACTTTCATACATTGGAAAGATAGCATTCGTGGAGGTGCTATCGGTGCATTTATTGGTGTATTGCCTGGTGTTGGTGGTGCAGTCGCAGACTGGGTAGCGTATAGCCAGACTGTAGCAATAAATAAAAATGAAAAGATACCGTTTGGTGAAGGTAATATCAAGGGTGTTATTGGTTGTGAGGGTGCTAATAACTCTCAGAAAGCAACTGGATATATACCAACAGTTTTGTTTGGTATACCAGCAGCACCATTTGAAGCTATCATCTTAAGTTTGTTTATCTTAGTTGGTATTGAACTAGGAACACCAAACTTATTAAAAGATATGACTTTCTTTAAAGCTCTGAACTATAGTTATATGGCTTCATTAGTTTTAACATTTGCTGTATCTATGGTCATGATTAAATATATCACTTATATATTTAAGATACCATTCTCTATATGGTTCTATGTTTTATCTGCGCTATTGGTGTGGAGCTGTGTGCAGTATACTGGTTATTGGGAAGACTATTTTATCTTAGCAGTCTTCATAGTTTTAGGTTTCTTATTAAAACACTTTAGTATAAGTAGAGCTGCATTTATTATTGGGTTTGTTTTATCAGATCAGATAGAAAAAATGTACTATCAATATACAACTTTATTTGATTGGTACACAGTCTTTACAAGACCAATATCATTGACTTTAATAATAGTATCTATTATGCTAGCAATCTATGGAATATTCTTTAACAAGACAAGGATAACATATACATGACAAATTATCAAGATTGGAATGGAAGTCGTTGGGAATATATGAAGAGTCAAAGTAAATGGCACTTTGATAATATGAGAGATCCTGAGCACGGTAAAGATAGCTATACATTTGTTGGTAACTTTCATTTTTATTTTAAAAATGTTATTGAAAAATATATTCCAGTTGCACAGGCAAGCACATGGGCAACTCGAAACAATTTTAATCCAAAGATTGCACAAGAAGGATTATATTCTGCTTCTGCAGAACAACAAGATTTGATCAGAGCAGGTGCTGATCCAAATCAAGAAATATTTTTAAGAGCTGCAGCAGATGATGAACCAGTATTTAAATACATTGCTGAATATCTTGGTATAGAAAATCCTGCTATCAAGTTTCATAACCAAAAGACTGGTCAGATGCTTCATCTACATATCGATAACTTTGCTGCTAGACCTGAAAGAGATAATAGTTTTAAAAATACCGAGATGGATGAGAACCCAGATATCATGCGTAGGTTTGCTATCATGCTAGATGACTGGAAGCCAGGACAAATATTTCAACTTGGTAATGCCATGTATTGGCAGTGGTTAGCAGGTGATTGCATCACATGGGAATGGAAAGATATTCCACATTGTACAGCAAACATGGGTTGGGATGATAGACCGATGTTGCAAATTACCGGTTACACAACTACAAAAACTAATGAACTATTAAATAAAGCTAGAGACTTGGGTCCATTTTATCATGTTATTTCACCTTTATCTTTTAAATGAAAAAACAGGTTCTATGCATAAAATTGACATAGAACCTGCAAATAATATTCTTGGTCAATCATGGGCAGCTTTACTTAAAGAAGCAATCTTAAGTAAAAATTGTTGGTTAGTTGAGACAGATAGGATATATCATCTCAATGACGAGTGGTCACCAGAAAATACTATAATAAAAATGAATGAGTGCATTGACGTAGTTAATTCATATGATAATATTATTAATTATAAATTGGATTTAAATCCTGATCAAGAAGCTATGAATTATCTTCATACATTTTTTGAGCAATTAAGAGGTAAAGATGAAAGTCCACCAGAGTGGTATATTAATTCTCCAAGAGAAGTAAAAGATGCTGTAACGTTGTTCAATGTATTGATTCATAGATACGAAGGATTCATTGCTAAAAGACACACAGCAAAAATTACTGTAAGCTATAAAAATAGACCTACTAGAGAAATGACTTTAGAAGAAAAGAAAGCTTTTTATCCTAGAGTAAAAGCAGGTGATGTATATTTAAAATATTGTCATAAAGGTAAAGATCTTTTTGATGTATTTAAAGATCAAGACGATTATGTTGGTGATGAAAATATTTTACCACAACATAAGATAAGTTCAGATTTTAATATAGTTTTAGATGATTTTATAGGTAAAAATACTGCAAAAAATTTATTCATGTGGTTAAGAGAAAAAAAAGATTATCTTAAATCTATTGATATAGATATAAATAATCTAGAAACAACAATAGGTAAAGGTGTTGTTGGTAAAGTTATTACTAATGATATTGAACAACTTAAAAAAGAATTATTTGGTATAACTAAAATTCATGTTATAACATACACGGAGTGAACTATGCATAGATTATTAGCGTTTTTCATGGCACTATTGTTTTCAACAACAGTTTATGCACAACAATCATATAGACTAATCGTTCCACAAGAACCGGGCGGTGGCACATCAGTTTGGGCAAACATCATTGCTCAACATCTTGAAAAGTTTATTGGTACTAAAGTTATTGTAGAACATATTCCGGGTGCTAATGATATTCCTGGATTCAATAGATTTCATAATGAGTTGCAGAAAGATCCATATGCAATCATGGTTGCACACGGTGGAAATGCTGAGAGTTTCTTGACAGATAAAGTCGACTATGATTATAAGCACTATGAACCAATTGGTCTTGTTAACTTAAATATTGTAGTAAGTCATAGCACTAAGTTTGATCCTTATAAAGAAAAAGTAAAGTTTGGTTCTACATCAGGTAGAAGACCAGATGTTATGGCAATTGTTATGATGATCTGTGGGCCACAACCAAACATGGATGCATACATCAAGTGTTATAATGATAAGATGATTTTTGTTAAGGGAATGAAACCAGCAGAGGCAAGACTTGCTGCTCTTCGTGGTGAACTTAATACAGTGCGTGAGACGTATTCATCTCATCTTAAGTTTATTAATCCAATGATCGAGAAAGGTGATTACAAGCTTTGGTTCTCTCATGGTGTTCTTGATCTTAAGACCGGTAAGATCGTAAAAGACAAAAACTACAATACCAATCACTTCGAAGATCTCTATAAAGAAAAGTGGGGAGTAGCACCATCAGGTGAATTCTATGATGCTTATGTTCTTGTAAAGAACTTTAGAGATGTTCTACAGAAGAGCCTATGGGTTGGTAAGTCAAATCCAAATGCAGAACATATTAGAGCATCAATTAAAAAGATGCTAGCTGATCCTGCTGCAAAGAAAGCTTTAGATGATGATAGTGGTGATTACGAATGGTTTATTGGTGATGATATGACTAAAGCATACGCTATCATTAAGAAGCAAATCAATGAAAAGAGTTTAAAGAATCTTGTAAAGTTTACACAAGATGGTATTAAATTAGAAAGCTTTTATAAAGAAGAGTTATTAAAATAGATGACATCTTATTGTAAGTTACAGTGTAAGCAAGTAGCTATAACACATATGTCAGGTCTTAATGGTGGCGTTGTTAAACCATGTTGTTCTTTTAGAAATGGAAAAGACGTAAATTGGAATAATAATAAGATACAAACTATTAATAGTTTTAATGAAGCATTAAATACAGATGAATGGAAAATCTTAAGAGAATCTATACAACCGGATAATTGCAATCATTGTGTAGAAGGCGAAAAACAAAATTCACATTCTCTTAGATTATTTTGGAATGAAATAATAGAAGACACAGATATTCAATTAGAAATACTACATATAAGTGTAGATAGTATATGCAATATGAGTTGCTTATCATGCAGTCCTGTACAAAGTTCTTCATGGAATAAAAAAACTAATTTAAAAGAACTAAGTGAAAATGGTTTTTCATTCAAAAGAAATAATGAATTAACTAGTTATGTAGATAATTTTAAAAGAGTTGCTGCTAATACAGATTACAGTAAATTAAAAATATTAAAGATGGGTGGTGGTGAACCATTTTATAGTGATAATGTTTTTTGGTTTCTAAATTTATTAGATTCAAAAATAGATATATCAAATGTAGAATTATGGCTTAATACTAATGCCAGTATTATACCTAAAGATAATATTTGGCAACTAATTAAAAAATTTAAAGCAGTTCATATTGATATGAGTATAGATGCTATTGGTGATTATCATGAATATGTTAGATATGGTAGTAAGTGGTCTGATATATTATCTTTTGTTAAATTTATAAAAGAAAATAAAACAGATAATATGTATCTAAGAACTCATAGTGTTTATAGTATATTAAACTTTAATGTATTTGAAGAAGTAGTAGATTTTTGTGAAAAACAAGAAATAACTTTTACATGCACAGTTTTACAATATCCAAAATATATGTCTATTTTAAATTTGCCTAAAAACTTTAGAGCTATGTATCAGATAAAAAAATATGATCTAATGTCTAAGATTAACAATGCTCTTAAATGCGATATTGAATATGAAACGAATGGATATCTTAAAAAATATTTAAGCTTAATGGAAAAAGAAAATAATAATAATCTTAAAGATTATAATTCTGAACTAGTTAAGATCATAGATAAATTTAATTTATGATCCTCTAAAGTATCTCATAAACTTTCTCGTTAAAGTTTTTTCTAAACGATATGCTTCTTTTTCCCAAGGAGCATTCCAATAAGATGCATCAATATGATCATATCCATATTCATTAATATGGATATCTCCCTTCCATCTAATTTTCTTAGAAGTATTATAGTCTCTTAGTTGACCTGTTGCGTATTGTTTAACATGGACAAGTTCATGTGCTAGTACACTAAGAGTCTGTTTAAAGGTTAGATCAGCATCTATCTCTATATCAAAATCCCTCGGCCTGTTAAGGTCGAGGGCGTCACATACACCGTAAAAATCTTCTTTCTTAAATAGATTCTTTTTGAATCTAACAGTTACATATACGTTACTTGATAGTCGATTAGACATCAAGCAGGATGCATAATAGTGTGCAGCTTTTCTTATGATCTTTCTCTGACACTTACTCGGCTTACCGTAGATTGTAACATCCATGATCGTCTCCCCTAGCCAAAGATTTTTAAGACTTTCTCTACGTAAAGATATTTATCTTTGACAAAAACTTGGGGTTCGGGCTGACCATCAACTGCTATGATAATAGCTATCTGAGGGATCTCGAGGTTACGAAGATCTTCTGCCATAATACTATAACATGTGGCTTGCAGAAAGTAGTCTTCGATCCATTCTTCTTTCTTTGGCTTAAGCGAAGTCTTAAAATCGACGATGCTTACAACACCATCGAACTCTGCAATGCAGTCTGTTCTGCCTGCTGTATTAAGTCTCTTAGAATAGAGTGGAGCTTCGATAGCATATATCAAACCAATCCTCTTATCAAGTACTGGTTTGATGCTCGAGAAAGTCATGACATTTGCAGGCATGACACCTTCTGGATAATACTCTTTATTGAGTAGATAGTCTTCACATATAGAATGGATAGCAGTACCGCGGTTACCAGCCTGTACTTTAATCTGTTCTGCTCTTTCTTGGCCAATGTTATTGATCCAATTCTGCAGATGAGTCTTATCTTTATGCTGACCTAATACCGTAGTAACAGATGGGTATTGACCACCATCTGGTGCGAAGTAATATCTTTTACCGTCGATGATACGAGCTTCAAAGTCTTCGAACTCTGTAAAAAAATGTTCGAAGACTTTGCCTCTATTATAAACTGGTCTTGTGGCGCTAAGCCGCGATTTGAAGTCTGTCTTTAACAACAATATATTCTTTCACTAGTGATGACCTAACGATGTCATCTATATCAAAATCAATGAAACTAAAAGCTTTCATGTTCTGTAAGATCTTCATGAAATCAATAAGACCCTTCTTATCTTTATCAAAAGTAAAGTCTGACTGTCTGAAGTCTCCACAGAAGATGATCCTGCAGTTTCTACCAATACGTGTGATGATAGAGTCTAACTCATGAAGAGTCATGTTAGCCACTTCATCAACAATAACAATACAATCATTGAGTGTGATGCCACGTACAAATGATGTACTAATGAATTCTACATAATCTTTTGTCTTAAGTACATCATAAGCATCACCCCTATTAAACAATTCTGAACAAATTGCATAATACGGTGCTTCGTACACTTTTGCTTTTTCTTTTTGATTACCAGGAAGGAAACCCATGTCGCGTGTTGGTACTACACTTCTAATAATATAGACTTTTTTATATCCACAATTACCATCAAACAATTCTTTAAGAGACAGATATAATGAGATGAAGCTCTTTCCTGTACCAGCAATTCCATGAAGCATGAGATTCTTTTTTGATGAGAATGCTTCAAATGTTTTTTGTTGGTTAGCTGTTAGAGGTTTTATCTCTCTGAGATTAAAATTAACTCTAAAGTTTGCTTCGTTGTTTACTCTTACTCCTTGTTCTCTTAATGCTCTTCTCTGTTTCTTGTTGAGTCTTGTTTGTTGTTGAGTCATTGTTTCTCTTATTGTTATGATTAGAATGTATTAACAGTAGACCTAGTCAATCCTTTCGAATGTTCTTTCTTCACATTTTTCAAAATATCTCTGAATGAACTATCTGGTTTCTTAAGACCAAGTCTAATACTATCTCCAATTGCAGGAGCTCCGTTTACGAGTTGAGTTACATTTTTATTCTCCTCCAAATAAACATCAAGAGCAGAGATGCTCATGAAATCTTCATACTCTTCACCGGTGTCATTGTTACGGAACTTATATGTCGGCATTACTTCCTCTCATAATAATGCTCTTCATCTTCAAAATCTTCTTCTTCAATTAGAGCATTAATATCTTTTGTTTTAAGAGCTCTCTCGAGTCTCTTAGTTTCTTTTTTATTTACTCTATTACGAGGGTTATCGTAATATTCATCATCTTCATCTTCATAAGAATAATCGTTCTTCTTGAACTTCTTAAACGTTGACTTGCTCATCGATTAGTCCTGGATATGCCTCTGTTACTAAAGCTGCGGTAATCCCCTTATATGGAAGCTTCTTATCTTTCATTGCTATGAGAAGCTCAGCATCTTTGGGGTCGACTGACTCAAGCATAGTTATAAAAAGAGATTCACGCTTGAGATTTGAAAGGCCTGGATGACCACCCTTAACAAATAAGTAAATCTTTCTTGCCTCAGAATATAACATTCCCTGACTTTCGATATGATCGCTAGGTCTATAGGGCGGCGCACCTTCTGGCAAATCAAATACGATATTCTTATCTAGAGTATGTTTAAGAATTGATCTTAGAGTAGGATTATCATATTGTCTAAATGTTTCCAACTTTTCTGATTTAGTTTTTGCTTTAGAAACCCTGTCTAAGATCTCTGAAATACTCAGTCTCATTAAAATTCTCCAATACTTTCCATAAGAGTTTTCAATCTATTTGTTATAAAGTAATTAAGCATCTTACTACGATCACGCTTATCTTGTTGTTCATACTGTTGCATGATTATTTCTTGCAAATTTTCTGGTGTATGTTTAAGATCAATCAAACGCTTGTTACGGATATAATTACGATATAGCGGATGATCAAACTTACCATCTAATCCGAACTCTAAGATTCCTTCGATCTTTTTAGCAGTCATTGGTTTTTGACGTGTACCGACAACAAAGCAATCATCGTTAGACAAAATATTAGGAACACCATCACCAGAGTCGCCTTTAAGAACATGTTCTTGAAGATAACGTTCAGGGTCATTGTGCTCTATAAACTTCTTACGAACTGGATCGTACTGACGAACGTTGGAATACACATGAAGCTGGATGAAATCTTTATCACCAGACAAGATTAAGATCTTCTCATCATTCTCCGATGAAACTACTTTACCATATGTATGTACAAGAGTAGCGATGATATCATCTGCCTCAGCAGAGACAACATCAATCACACGATAAGGAAAATAATCTTTAAGTTCTTGACGAATCTTGCCAAGACAATCAAAGATGCCTTTCCAATCGAGTTCTGATTTTTCTTGATTCTTTTTGCGATTAGCTTTATAGTAAGGAAACTCTACTTTACGCCAGTTATTTGTGTTATCACATGCGATGATGATTTCACCGTATTCACGTGAGAACCTTTGGTTGAAAGACCTAATAGCATTGAGAACCATATGGCGAACCATATTCTCTTCTAGCTGAGCGTTCGTGTGGTTGCCAAGCTGCATCATTAGGTTTGAGATCATTACTTGGTTAAGATCAATGATGATCATGATGTATATAGAGCTTAGCTCTTCTCCTGTTGAATTTCAAACATAGATGATATTACATCATGTCTAAGAATAAGTACACCGCTATCTCTATCTTCATTAAATAAATTCTCGGCAAGTGTTTGCATTGGGTGATCTATACCGTAGTGCTTAAGCATAATAGATCTTAAAGCTTCAACCAAGAAAGCGCCATCCTTTACATTATTAACTTCACCTGTTTCTTCATCATCAATAAAATCGAAACCAGCTGTAGCCATTTGATTGAAGATTATAGGCACCATCGTAGATAATACTTCTTGTATATGAAGGTGTTTAATATTATCTACTCTTTGTGTAACTTCTTCTTGATTTTTTGGTACTTCCCTAGTACTGCCGGGAAATTGTATAATATTATCACTATTCTTTAACTCTATTACATTTGCCATATGTTTTCCTTGAAAAGGATATCATTGGATATTTATATTTCAAGTAGTTCTATATACCCATGTAGGCTTAGGAAACTCTCTTGGTTCATCCAATAGGCTTCTAATAAGTGCTGCCCATTGGTGTTTACGTCCTTCCCAATTATAGAAACCGTTTATATAAGACTTCTGAAAATCAAGCTTATTCTGTACATTGTTGTCATCAATGCTCTTGATAGCATCAGAAAGGATCATATGAAATGTTCCAGCATGTGCTGATGGATTTTCATTCCACTGGTACATGTATGACCAGTTTGAAGCAGTCTCTGAAAGAGCAGCAAAATTAGGATGAACACATATCAAACCAGCGCTCATAGCTTCTAGCAAACAAAGACATGACGTCTCTGGCCAGATAGAAGGATAAGCAAAGATATGTGCAGACTTGAGAGCTTCTCTCAGTTCTTCATTGCTAACTGTGCCATGATAGTTAATCTTAGGATGTGACTTACAACGATCAAACAACTCTTTGAAAGGTTCATCTCTCTGTTCCCAACCATACAGTTTAAAAGAAGAATATACATCAAGCTCGATGTTATCAAACTCTTCACATAGCTTTTCAAATACAGGCACAAGGATCTGCAACCCACGATGTGGTGTAGGTGTATAGATCAATTTAATCTTATCTTTAGGCTTTTCATGTGGTTCAATTGGCATGATAGCATTTTGCATGACCACACACTTTGACCAAGGAATATTATAATGATTAATATATTGTTGCATCTGCCAGTTAGAGACGAACACAATCTTATGAAAACGATCGTGTCCGCCGTTCTTTAAATGCTCTGATTCAGGATCACCAGGAAGATCATGCTGCCAAAGAATCCTAACCTTTGTCTCATCTAAATCTCTTACACGAGACGGGATGATCTGACACTGTTCTAGTAGATCTTTATCAAGACTCTGATAAAGTCTTTCCATCATGAGTTCAGTGCCACCCTTGGCATTAACAGATAGTTCATTCACTTCCATAATATAGTCATCCTTTAATTAAGCTTGGCGTGTCAAGAAAGAGGGTCTAATTGACTTTGCTTTGAAGTATTGCTTTACGAGATCAATAACGATCTGATTATCGTATGGCTTACAAGAAAATACATCGAGGTACATTGCGTTGCCACCATCGAGATCATCAGGAACAAAATGAGCACAGATGTTTGAAGTCTCAATCAACTGTACAAGAGTGTAACCGGCTTTGTTTCCACTACCGAAGCTAACGATCTGTGGCTCACCATAAGCAACCATATCTATATCATTAACCAATTGCTTTGTAAATCTATAAATTGTATCGTAATCATTGATAGCGTGTGCATCAAGATCGGCGCAGTCTAATACGAGATGATAACCCCAATATGCCATGTCATTTGAACTCCTATAATTAGAAAAAAGAAAGCTCTTCTTTCGAAGAGCCTTGTTATTTATTCATATCCCTCGATGTACTGTGCACTTAGGATATTATCAAGACGAAATGATCTCCATCCGAGATCATTGATCGACCAAACTGGAAGAACATCAGGATTTTCCTTTCGATGTGTCTCAGCAGCTTCGAGATCTTCGTTCTTCATCTGCGGTGGCATATGATTAGGATTAAGGGTAGCACGCAATGTACGAAGTGAACCATCAACCTTTGTAAATGTAATATCAACAGCTCCTCGCTTGAGGAGCTTCACCATTTCTTCACGATCTGTAATCATTATTTTTCCTCGTTCAATAGCCTGCGCGGATCTTGTGATTCTTCAGTCAAGATTTTACTCAACTCAATATATCCACCGATGTGATATCCATCGATAACAACTACCGGAAAAGACCTAGCATTAGGAAACTTTTCCAGTATTTGTTCTCTGGTATAATCTACACCAAGTTTATATTCTGTAAACTGTTTATTTCTAGTAGTCAAAAGACTAGCAGCTGATACACAGTAAACGCAGTTATCTTTGCTATAAATTTCAATCAAGGTATTCCCTCCAATATTCCAAAACGTCAGCCCATATGGTAGGATCATATCCAGCCATGATCATGTCTTCTTCAACGAGGATTTCGAGTTCGCTCTTCATTATATATCTCCTAGAGGTTTCTACTTTAGCTTCTACCAGATATAGAATTTATAGAGAGGACGGTAGTTGGTATTGGGGCCACCGTCCTCTATAATTTTAGGCTACTTCTGCCATTTCGATTGCAGTCTCGAGAGCCTGAGTCTTGAGGTTGCGGTTAGTGCCGAACCAAGAAGAGGCAAGGCGCGTATCCTGATTACGACCCATGACATGATCAGTCATGAAGGTAACCGTATTGAAAGCCTGCCACCAAGTACCCTGAGCATACTCTGCACCGGGCTGCTGGTCGAGCAATTCAAGAGCGATGCCAGCATTCTTTGACATCTCTTTCTTGGTGTTCTCAGTAGCACCAGTCACAGGGAAGATACGCTTGAAGTAGTCGACGATGGTCTCGTCGTTGAACTTCTTGGAGCCAAGGAAGCCAGCCATTTCTTTGTACTGTGCAAGCTTGTCAGCAGCAATGCCAAGCATCAGCTTCACATTGTCCGGATCGAACTTGGTGCGATGCGAGATCTTTGCCATCCGCTCGACTGCAGAGTTAAGCGAAAGGGTCAGAGTGTTGTTGCACACCACACGAATTGGAGTGAAGCGCACGTCGGTGGAGAAGCCATACTTATGGAAATTCGAGAACAAGAGGTAGGACTCAACAACGTCACCCTTGAAGAGCTCGAAAGATTCCTTGACTTTGGCCAAACCCCACACGATCTGGCCATCGCGAAGAGAGCCAGCCGTATGCATCTCCATGTCACCAGAGAGGACGAAGTCATTGAAGAAGTCGAAAGCTTCTTGGTTCTGGACCTCGTTCCAGTCATCAGAGACGACGTCGATGATCTTGTCGTCAACGCTACGGACCAGCGCAGAGCGGCCAACCGGAACTTTCTTGCCAGCAACCTCAGCGAAGGCCGGAACCTTCGTAACGGTCCAGTCAAGACCGGCTGCCTCTAGCATCTGGGCAGGGGTCAGGTCGGCAGGAACCTTAGTACCAAGGCCGTGCCAAGGGGTCTCACCAGCGTAGGCCATCTGAGCCTTGCCATTGAGCATCTCAATCATGTGTGCCATGCTATATACTCCTGTGTGATTGGTTAGTGTCTGTATTCAGCTTACTTTTTGATAATACCAAGTCCTCATCATTTGTAAACAGCCAAAATCACTTTTTTCGAAAAAAAATCGGTTTACTTTGCCGGTCTCTATGGTAGTATATACATATGGTCAATGAGGCAGCGAAAATACCAGTTGACATTTTTTCCTGCTTTGGTATAATAATCTTATAAGAGGTGATAATCATGGCTAAAGCATCACGTAGACCGGCACTCACATCGCGTACTAAGATCAAGAAGCCCAGGGTCACACGATCTGAGGCATACTTGGTTAATCTCAAGTACATGGGCGAAGAGCCTGAATTCAAGGGGTTGCTGACCGACAGCCAGCTTGGTAAAGCGCTTAACTGGTATAATGCTATGACCAGTGTCAGCGAATGTAAAGAGTACACGCGTGATTATCTTAAGTCAGTCAAGCGTGATATCGAAGCCAAGCAGATCATGAAAGTCTCTGATCAAACTTTTCCGTCTACTATAGGATCTCTCTCGCGACTCATGTCTCGTGGTTGTAAGTTGTCAGATAGCAGCATGTCTTTCTTTGAGTCTAAGCTCAAGGAATCTCTTTCGCGTATTGTTGAGACTGATAAACCTGAAGTCGCTGTTGAAAAAGTCTCTATTCAAGATCGTATGAAAGAACGTACAAACGATATCATCGGCGACATTGAAGAGATCATTGACTCTGGTACTGAGTTTTCTCTCTATGAACATCTCCAGAAAAACCAGATACCAGCTATGTATGCTTCCAAGATTGTTGAACATTATCGTCCTTGGCTCGAAGAGCTATGCGAAGCTCATGAGGGTAAGTGCGACCAGCTTAAAGAAGCATACAAGCATCTCACCAAGAAACAACTTGAAGCACGCGTGCTGTTCATCAATTCGTTGATCGAAGATGCTGAGCGTTATGGCGATGTCACCAAGAAGCTGCGAGCGCCTCGCAAACCGCGAGCTGTCTCTGCTGAGAAGAAGCTTAAGAACTTTATCTACATGAAAGAAAGCAATGAGTACAAGATTGCTTCTATCTCTCCGGATAAAGTGATTGGCGCTCAGGAACTTTGGACTTTCAATACGAAGTATAAGTTGCTTACAGTGTTCCGCGCACGTGGACATGCTGGTCTTGATGTTAAGCGTACCACTATCATTGGTTACGATGAGTCTACCACGATGACTAAGCGGTGTGGTCGTAAACCAGAATATTTTGTTGACAAAGTTCTCAATGGTGGTAAGCTTGTTCTAAGAAAGATTATGGATGAAGCTAAGGGAGATGCACCTCTGGCTGCTCGTATTAATGAACACACGATCCTTTTGAAGGTGGTATCATGAAGATCATCAATGAATGTAGCATGTTTACTCATGCACAACTAGAACTTATCGAAAAGAAATACAACGGTAAGTTTGTGTTTGAGAGTTGTCTTAAAAATAAGAAAGGCGACTGGTGTAATTTTCCTGTCTCTATCTTTTATACAGAAGAACCACATCCAGAAGGCTCGAACTATTTTGCTATCTGGTTCGACGATATCGGTCATGTCATGATCTCTAATGGTATTAGTGCTACTGAACCATTCTATGGTATCATCGTAGATGATACTGCATATTACTCCCGTTATCGTCATGACTATAAAGACTACGGTGATTTCTTTGTAGATGGTGGACGTGACTACTCACGCTTCGGTGGATCGCGTTTTAAAGATATTAAAAGTTGTACATTAAAAGTAGAAAAAGACAAATTAACTGTTTACAACATTAGACAGTAGTGGTATAAATAACTATGCTGAGGTCGTTGAGGCGTTCAGAATAAACGTTTCGGACGCGGGGGCAGTACCCGCCGCCTCCACCATAAACACAGGATACTACAATGATTTGGCTTGTTTGGAATTGGTTTACAAATGCACCATACTATGGTGATCTTGCTAGACATCGCAAGCACACTTCTTTGTATGAAGATCTTTGTATGTAATGTGTTTATGTTGGGGGCGAAATAGGATCGACGTGCGTAGTAAAAGTACGAAGAGACCAAAAGCAACGTATAGATGCAAACGATAATGCACCTTTCGCTATGGCAGTAGCTGCCTAAGCATGAGCTCGGTGGGGAGCTTGGAAACAGAATCCCCACCACAGTTTATTGGTCACTTAGCTCAGCAGGATAGAGCAACAGCCTTCTAAGCTGTGGGTCGATGGTTCGAATCCATCAGTGATCGCCATTACAAAGTTGGGAGTTGAATATGGGTAGATATAACCATTGGTTTTGGAATAGCAATTTTCTTGATTGGATTGGTCATAAGACGACACAGTTCAACTCTTGGCTTTGGCGTAAGCAATATAACAATCATTAAAGTTTATGGGGGTGGGTGTTGGTACACGGGAGGGCCTTATAATCCCTTTAGCGCCCGATTAGCGTTCTTGACTCGGTTCGAATCCGGGCACCCCTACCAATTTAGAAAGTAATCAATGAAAGATCTTATTTTTAATGTGAACTATGTGCAAGAGATCGAGAACTTAGTGAGAGATAAAAACATAGAGTATATCGATGCGATCGTGCACTACTGTGAGAAGTCAGGACTAGAGATTGAGTTCTTGGCTAGCATTATTAAGAAAGATCCAGTGATGAAATCAAAGCTTCAATACGAAGCAGAGAATCTTAATTTCATGAAGAAGAGTGCAAGACTTCCAATTTAAATGGATACAGATCGTAAGATGACTGCTTTTGATTGTTATAAAGAGTATGTGGCTTTAAAGAACCACTTTACTCAGAAGAGTTATGACTACATAAAATATAATGGTAAGACTAGTGTTAGAGCAGATTCATTTAACACTCGTAAAGATAGGATCTTCTTCGAAAAATTAGCTAAGCATAAAGATCCTAAGGGTTTCTTGATCGCTAATTTCGTTGAAGATCAAAAAGTATGGATTAAAGACCTAGCATATAATGAAGTCGCTCAGACTAGATACAATGATTGGATCAAGAGGATCGAGTCACTGTCTTATATGTTTAAGTCAGAACTATCAAAGCTCAAAGAAAACTTTGATGAAAACTTCTTGGTAGAAGAGTATGATCATCCACATCTTCTAAAACTTTACCTTCGAAAAGAGATTTCAATAGAGACACTTGTCATCTTAGTTGAAGTGACTGGTTGTTTCAAACATTGGAATAAGAAACTTAAAGACGATCCTATCTGGGATCAGGTTTCTTTTAAGATCAAGAAGTATAGAGCTTTCTTGAACTTTGATACAGCTAAAATAAAATCTATTATAGTTGACAAATTTAGCTGATGAGAATATAAATAGATGTGCAGCTGTTGCTGTTACACACTGTTATACAACGCAATACAACGCTTATATGGAGAAATACAATGGTAGACTTTTCACAACTTAAGAAAGCATCTTCGCAGTCACTCGATAAACTTACTGCTGAACTTAATAAGCTTTCAAATCCCCAAGAACAGAAGAAGGGTGATGATCGTTTCTGGTCACCTTCAGTAGATAAAGCTGGTAACGGTTACGCAGTAATTCGTTTCCTTCCTGCACCAGCGGGGGAAGATATTCCGTTCGTTCGTCTCTTTGATCATGGCTTTAAGGGACCATCGGGTAAATGGTACATCGAAAACTCTCTTACTTCAATCGGACAGAAAGATCCTGTTAGCGAGTACAATAGCTATCTGTGGAATCTGTCATCAGATGATAATTCAGAGTCTCGTAAGCAAGCTCGTGCACAGAAGCGCCGCCTTCATTATATCTCTAACATCTATGTTGTTAAGGATCCTGCTAATCCTGAAAATGAAGGAAAGGTATTCTTGTTTAAGTATGGCAAGAAGATCTTTGATAAGCTCAACGATCTAATGAATCCTCAGTTTCCTGATGAAGCTCCTATCAACCCGTTTGATTTCTGGCAAGGAGCTAACTTCAACTTGAAGATTCGTAATGTTGAAGGCTATCGCAACTATGATAAGTCAGAGTTCAGCGCAACTTCTGCATTGCTTAGTGATGATGAAGAACTTGAAAAGTTGTGGAAGAAAGAGTATACTCTTCAGACTTTCCTTGCTCCTGAAAACTTCAAGAGTTATGATGATTTGAAGACTAAGCTCAACACAGTCCTTGATGTTGCTGCTGCGACTTCTCGTAAAGCTGAAGAAGAAGATGTGCCGTGGGCTCGTACTTCAGTTGCTCCTCAATTTAAATCTTCACCTTCTCCTAAGATTGAAGAAAGTGAAGAAGAGGAAGATGAGATGGAATTCTTCAAGAAGCTTAAGGCTTAAACTTAAAGGGGGCGAAAGCCCCCTTCTTTTTTATGCAACCATAGATCCGCCAGCTGCTCTTCTATTCATACTCATGCTGTTACTGCCTGTACTCTCAACAAGAGATCCAGCAATTCCAGAAGCCAGTTGTTCAGCAAACCCGCCTTGTGGTACAGCTGACATTGCACCACCCTCAGCATTTCCACCACCATTCGGTACTGTATGACCAGCTTTTTCACCAGCTCCACCAGCAACAACAATCGGTGGCTGCGCTGAACTTTTTGATAGTTCGACATCTGTTGATCGTCTATTAAGATCTGCTCCAGTCTCTACTGGTGTTGTTGCAGGTCTAGCAGTATTTTCTGCTGGTGGACATGGAGCTCCACCGCCACCACCTGCTGGAGAAGCTGCAGCCATAGAACCACCACCTCCTGCACCACCACCGCTAGCACCTTCTGAAGGCATACCACTTCCACCACCGCCACCGCCTGCTCCTCCGGCAGGACTAGGTGCAGCAGTTGCACCACCACCCTCAGCACCTGCAGGTGCTGCATCTTTTTGGCCACCAGCTCCTGCTGCTGCCATTGCATCTGGGCTACCACCACCCTTGTATTCCCAATGCCACGGTTCGAATGGTTTTTGAAGTGGTCCTTTAAATCCAAACTTAGATGCGTTTTGGACCATCCACTTATAACCAGGGCTGTTTTGATTGCTACCAAAACTCATATCAAATGCAAGTCCCCAACCATGATTTGACTTGCCTGGAGTAGCAGCTAGATTTGGCTTTCTTCTCTTAACATCAACCTGCGCAGCATAAGATCTATAAGAGTCTGTTATGCCAAGATCTACTTTATCTTTTGCTGCAGCTGCTCTCATTGCTTTAAATGCATCAGCTGCTACTGGTTGAGCTTTATGACTTCCTACACCAACAGGTGCAAGAGATGATGGTGGCAACATACCGTTTTGACCTGACTTATCACCAGCAGCAAGACCAGCTCCCTCAGTTGCTGGTCCAGTTGGTCCTGATCCTGGAGGAGCAAGTGCTGGTGGTCCTTCTGTAGCTCCAGGAGCGCCTCCAGCTCCGCCAGCAGGACCGGCACCTCCAGTACCTCCAGCACCGCCAGCCGATCCGCCAGCACCGCCTCCGGCTTGAGGAGCTCCTGGTGGCATAAAGCCTTCCATTGTACTACCTGGCGCAGAACCCGGAGCTGCAGGACCACCAGCACCACCAGCACTTGGTGATGGGGCGGATGTAGCACCACCACCTTCAGCTCCGGGTGCAGCAGATCCAGCAGCGCCACCGGCTGCTCCTAAATCTTTTTGTTCTTTATACTTCTTAAACTTTGCTTCTCTATCTGAGAGCCCGTTGAAACCACCATTAATAAGTCTTGTTACTAATCTTGTATTTTCAAAGTCTCTTACTTTTGTCTTTACACGTGTATTCCAGTAAGCTATAGCAAGTTTTGCTGCTATATCTGGTTGAGAAGCCAAGTCTGGATTATTCTCTAAGTCTACACCAATCTGTTGACCAAACGATCTATAGTTAGCACGACCAGTTAGTTGTACATACCCTCTACCTCTAAACTTATAACCATCACCTGGCTGTGTGTTACCTAAGTCTTTTCTTCCTTCATATCTTTTTTGTGTAGACGTTGGTCCCCAAATTTCTTGAAGATACTTGAAGTTACCACTTTCGTGCGCCATCTGTGCCATGAACTGAGCTAACTCAGTATCTTTTATACCAGCAGTTTTTGCAGCACTTAATAATGATTGTTCAGAACCACTTCTAGGTGTAGCACCTTTATCACCACCGGCAGAAGGTGTAACAGCACTTGGAGGACCAGCCTGTGTCGCTCCACCAGCTACAGAAGGAGTAGTTGCACCGCCAGCCGCAGGAGGTGTTTCACTGCTGCCACCTGCTGGAGCAGGTGTTGATGGTGTTGCAGAGTCACCGCCAGCAGCAGGAGCAGGTGTCGATGGCATTTCTGCTGCTCCGGTCTGAGGTTCACCAGACATAGATTTTTTCATCTCTTCGGCTGCAGATTTTTCAAACTCTAGATTTGATGCATCTGGCGTACCGCCATATAATCTTATGAATGCTTCTACTAATTCTGGACCAGAGCCACTGGTTTGCCCGCCACGAGCTTTAGCAACTTGACCAAAAGCCCATGTTCTAAGTTTCGAGATCTCTATATCTCTGTTATCTTTAATACCAGCAGCAGATACCGCTGCTCTTAAACCTTCCATAAAACTATTAAAGTCTTTAATTTTACCAGATTTAACTGCAGCTATAAGATGTTCTCTTGGATCTTTAGAACTGATAGCAGCGTCTCTCATTACGACTTCTGCTTCTCTAAAATCTGCACCAGTATCATATCTTTCTTCTGGAAGCGGATTAGTTTTCTGATCAATAGCAGATTGCGCCATTGCAGCATCTTTAATATCAACAAATGTCTGTTGAACAGTATCAATTTTTCTGCCATCTTTAAGCGAAATGATGTTGCCTCTTATACCAACAACATCATTTTGCGTTAGATTAAATTTCTTTAGAAGCTCAGTTGGTGAAAGCTTCTTTTCTGGTATTGGTTTATCTGCAAATTGCTGTCTCTCAGCTTCTGGACCTTGTATGACTTGTGATCTAGCACCACCAGTTTTAAGAGTCTGATCAAATTTTTCTGCTTCTTCTGGTTTTTCTTTTCTAGATCTAGCAGCATTATATGCAAGATAACCAAGACCACCGACAGCAGTTGCACCTAATACATAAGGATTTGCCATCATAGCTAAACGACCTGCACCCATTGCAAGTCTTCCAGCAGAACCTAAAAAGCTACCTGCTCTTGAAGCTAAACCTGCTCCTCTTGCAGCCCCTCCTGCACCTCTAGGCGCAGGTCGACCTCTAGCTCCTCTACCTCTACGATTAATATCAATATCAATATTTGGTCCACCACCATTATCTGGTGGACCGTCATCTTGAGTTGGCACATATGATTGAGAAGTATCACCACTAAAAGCAGAAGCTTTTCTATCCATCATCATTCTATTAAGCATATTTTCCATTCTCTCTTGTGAGAATAGAATATCTTCTAGCTTTTGATCTATAGCTCTAAGACTGCCTTTCATACTTCTAAGCATATTAGCATTATTTGCATTGCTATTTTTTATATCTGTTAATTGTTTAGAGGTTTTTTCTGTAGCCGAATCTGATTTAGATTTGGTAGCATTACTTTCTTTTTTATCACCTCTATTCATCGTAGCTATCTTACCGAGAGGTCCAAACTTCTCAGCAATAGCTTCTTTACCAGCGGCTTTGGCCATCTGACCGATACTAGGACCGGTCTTACCTTTTATTTTATCGCTTGCTCTTTGTCCTAATATACCAAACTTATCACCAATAGCTTCAGCAACAGAAGCTCTTGCCATTCCTCTGACTCTTTGACCGGTAGATAAGTTGGCTTCTGAATTATCCCAATTTCTGGCATTTCTAGTACTTTCCATGCGACTAGCACGAGATTCTACTTGTCTCTGTCTTTCTGGAGTACGCTGCTTTTTATCTGCCATTTTTCTTCGCTTTTTGTTCGTCTTCTAATCTTTTAAGATATTCATTTAGAAGTGTAACATAGATATCACGTTCGAATGGTATAATATTTTCAACTTCTTCTATCGAATATTTATGATGCTGAGCCAAGCTAAATATTGTCTTATAGTAATTCTCAAGTGTATTATGGCTCAGCGAAACGTAAAAAAATCGTTTAACGTAGAGAGCACAATCTTCCTGTCATTACCAAGAGAGTTCTTATAATTTATTTCATATCTCACTGATGGAACATTATTAAAGAAGTCTTTAATGCTATCATAGACTTTAACCGGAAGGCTTTCTAAAAACTCATTAAGTTCTTTATCAGTAGCATTTTTGATATCGTGTATTTCGTCTCCAACAAATATCTTTTCAATACATGATTTAATCACATAATCTACAAGCTCGTTTAAATTGTCAGATTTTAAAAGCATTTCTTTATCATCATACATCTTTGCAGAAGGATGTCTTAATTGTATATTAATCTTATCATCAACCTTGATCATGTTTGATACAGATTCTGGAAATACAACTTCAACTTTATCTAGATCTACAACAAAATCATAGATCTTTTCATCTTCATTATCAACATATGAAACATTGCTAGAGTTGCTGATAGAAAATGCTCTTATCTTTAAGAAGACATATTCAAGATCAAAGATAGTAAAATCATTAACGTTTGCATTAGGTGTTACTATGCAATTATTTACTACTTGTTTGATAGCCGTAAAGATATCGATATCTTCTTTACTTTCTTTAGCAAAGAGAAGTATCTTTTCTTCTTTAACTAGCATTGGTCTAAGACGAATCTTCTTCTTAGTAGATGGAATAGTCACGTCAATAGTTGGGTGTGTAAGCTTAGGTAACATTATATTTCTCCATTATTAAACTATTATCCAAATTGGCCTGATAACCAATATTCTAATTCCCAAAAACTTAGTTTTAAATTAACGCTTTCAGGTGCACCATTCTTAAAGAACGATGGTACACCAGAAGCAGTGTAGTTTACTGAGACATCTGTACATACACAAGGTTTAAATTTATAAAGATAATCAGTTCCAACAAATGATATATTAAATACTTTTGGAAATGTGAAATAAGTTCCACTAAATGCTATACCTGGTGCTGACCAATTATTTATTTGATTAATCATTTTTTTTAATTCATCAGATTCTGTCTGTGATTTAGGTGCAAGTTTCCAATTCATTTCATGTTTTTTATATGAAGGACCTTTAAGCATGATAACTTGAAAATTGTTTTTAGCCATACCAAATATTTGACCAGCAGCCCCAGCTACATTAGAACCACCCGTCATTTTACTAAGAGCATTTCCAAAAGCAGAAGCAACAGCACCAGCACCTATGCCTGCTGCCATCGCACCAACATTTTTTTCAGTTGCTTCATCACTCTTTAAAGCTCCTGCTCCAGCAACCGCAGCTGCACCAAGATCACCAAGAGTATCAGGTGAATATTCAATATGATTAGCATCAGTTATTCCTGCAGGAATAGGTAATACTATTTGTCCTAATGTAGTCGTTTTTGATACTTCAAATGCATTAAGTCTTTCGAAAGAACCAACACCTATACTTACAAAAAATCTAGGTTCATCTTCTAAAAAGTTATATCTTTGTGGTGAACCGGTTGCTTCTTTTTGTTTTTTACTAATATCATCTACTGGTGTTGTAGATGATACACCAACAGCCGGTGTAGCTACACCCGGCGCTTCTGTTTTTTGTGTTGAATTAGACTGATTAGTCTGTAAATTAGATGCCATCTTTTTTCCTATAAATACTCATATGTTACATCAAGGCTACTTCAAACCAAAAAATCCTCAAAAATATAAAGGCGACCCGACTAATATTATTTATAGGTCAGGGTGGGAACTTAAATTCATGCTTTATGTAGATTCTCATCCAGAAATATTAGAATGGGGAAGTGAAGAGTTTTCAATACCATATAGATCACCGATAGATGGTAGAATACATCGCTATTTTCCAGATTTTTATATCAAGAAAAAAGTTAAAGATGGAAAATCACAAACTCTGGTTGTCGAGATTAAGCCTCTTAAACAAACTGTAGAACCAGAAAAGCAAAATAAGAAGACAAAGAGATATATTAATGAAGTCATGACTTGGGGAATAAATAGCTCTAAGTGGAAAGCTGCTCATGAGTTCTGTAAAGAACGTAATTGGCAGTTTCTTATTTTAACAGAAAAAGAGTTGAACATAAAATACTAATGGCATATATTTTTCAAAAATTATCCAAACAGGCAGGTAAAGCAAACATCTCTCAGAAAGATGTAGCAGATGCTCGCGAGTGGTTCAGGACAGAAGCAGGTAATATAAAGAAAGTAAACACAAATAAACTGATGCAGACTGCTTTCGATAGTCCACAGATGAGTCCAGCGTCTATTGGTCAGATGTTTATGTTTTTTTATGATCCAAAAACAAAAGATAGTTTGCCATACTATGATAGATTTCCATTAATATTTCCTATTAACTTTTATAAAGATGGATTCTTAGGAATTAATCTTCATTATATACCACCATATACAAGAGCCAAGTTAATGGACTCTTTGTATTCTACTATAAATAATAAGAAATATGATAATACAACTAAACTTAAGATTAGCTATGAACTCTTAAATGCTGCTGGTAGATTTAAAGAATTTAAACCTTGTATAAAGAGATATTTGTTCAGTCATGTTGTATCAAACTTTCAGTATGTAAGTCCTGAAGATTGGGACAAAGCAATAATGCTACCAACAGAAAGATTTGTTGGTAAGTCAAAAGATAAAGTTTGGGCAGACTCAATGAGTAAGATCTAATGTCATTTAATGTACAAAACTTCGTATCAAGAATAAATGAAGCTGGCGGCTTAGTTCAGAACAACAAGTTTCGTTTAACTATAACACCACCTACTATTTTAAGTAGTAGTCAAAAATATAACGAAGACACTAAAGCAAGTATAACAAGCGGTGCTAGGACTTTAGAATATTTTTGTGCAAGTGCATCTATCCCTGGTGTTAATTTAAATACACATGAAATTAGAAGATATGGTTATGGTCCTATGGAAAAGAGACCATACTCCGTATCATTTGCTGATGCCACATTTAACATTTATTTTGATGCAAAAAGAAAAAATTACGATTTCTTTCAAACATGGGTAAGTAGTATTATGGACTATGATGTCAATAATAGTACTAATAGTAAATTTTTACTAGAATACAAGTCTGAATACAGATCAACTATTGATTTAGAAGTATTTGATAATTCAGGTTTTATAGTCGCTCATTATGTTATGGATGAAGCTTTCCCAATATCTATTGGTGATATACCATTAAACTGGGGAGATACAAATAGCATCATAAAAATACCAGTTACATTTACATTCTTCACTTGGAGAAATGAAAGCGTTCAAAATTCTTCTAGATTTGAAGAAGTATCTTCGAGAGTACCAAATATATTTGGTGAAGTAGTAAAACAAACACAGGTTATTCCAGCTACAGGCAGTGTATTGAATGGTGATTCTAACGCTGTACAAAATTTTGGAGATTACTGAGTAATGGAAACATATTTTACTAAATTCCCAAATACTGTGTACAATGATACATCTTGTACAGATATAACAAAAAGAGTTTCTATCTCTCAAAAAATCTTGAGAAGAAAAAATCTGTTTTATCTATATGAGATTGAAAATGATTTAAGACCAGATCAAGTTTCAAATTATTATTATAATGATCCTGCATATGAATGGCTAATATACTTACAAAATGAAATCATAGATCCATACTATGGATGGTATATCTCTGAAAATGATTTTAATAATATGATAGTAGATACATATGGATCATATGAAAAAGCTTTACAAAAAATAAAATATTATCAACTTAATTGGTTTGGCGAACTTTCAGATATATCTGTATCTTTTTATAATAATAATTTACCGGATGTTTTAAAAAAATATTATGTACCAGACTATGGAGCTGGTGTTAAAATCGTTTCTTATAAACTCAGGGAAGAAGATTGGATAGTTAATACGAATAAAATAATGAAATTAAATTTAAGTTCATTTATAACTTCAAATGTAAATGGCAACTCATTTACAACCAGTGAGATTGTAAATATCAAACAGAACTATGCAACATCTGAAACTACAGCTAATGCAGAAGTCGTTGTTGCTAATAGCACGGTAGTAACTATTAAAAATGTAGAAGGCAGTATAGCTAATAATTTTTACGTGGTACAACCTTCAACAAATACTATAGCTCAATATACTAACAGCGAAGTCATATCACAAAACATACCAAGTGATGAAACGATATATTGGACTGCAATCTCTTGTTACGAATATGAAAGAAGAAAAAATGAAGCAAATAAGACTATTAGATTGCTTGATTCAAACTTTGCATTAGAAGCCGCTGAAAACTTAAGAGTAAAGTTATTGGATTAACAACATGAGTATGCCAACACCTGGTGAAGTTACCATAAGACAATTATCTGTAAATGGTACAGACTTATCACCTTACGTCTATGAACTATCGATTTATGAAAGTCTTTTTAAACCCTTTAGAGCTGCTGAAGTTACCATTACTGATACAAATAACGTAATGAAAAACTTAGAAATAAAAGGAAATGAAGACGTAGAGATGAGTATTGAATGTGCTGGTGAAATATACACAGGAAAGTTTAAAGTATTATCACCAGAAAATGGTAACTCTTCTCAGAATATGAGAGTGCAAGGTGTAAAATTAAATCTAGTTAGTGAGATTTTTTTAAAGAATAAAACTACTACTGTACAGAAATCATTTAAAAATATAACCGGTTCTGATGCTGTAAAAAAGATATTTGATGAACTTGGTGTTAAAGGTAACCTTGATGCATCTAGCAGTAAAGGTATGATAGGTGAGAATGAGCCTTATATAGTTTCTAACTTAAATCCATTTGAAGCAATACATGGTATAAGAACTAGAATAACCGGTGACAAATATAAGACTGGAGCTTATTGTTTTTTTGAAGACAAAGAAGGAAACTATATCTTTAAACAATTAGAAGAGTTGTTTGATAACATGTCACCAGTAGCAAAGTTTACACATAAGTCTACGCAAGGTGGAAATATAAAAGACATGGAAGGTCAGAGTTATAATATAATTGGTTTTCAAGAAAAAACATCTTTTAGTCCTGGCGGCAGGTTTGATATTGGTGATGTCATGAACTCTAGAAAATCTGCACAGGTTAGCACCTATAGTACTTCAGAATCTAAGTTTAATAAAGGCCAAGTAAAAGATCCTGCTGAAGGAAAAAAAGGTGGTGAGTTTAAAGTTAATGATAATTATGGCAGTAGTGGTAAACCAAGATCTACAACTGTTATACCACATGATAAGAGATTAGAAAAAAACTCAGTACAAGCAGAGAAGAGTGCAGAAGAACAAAGATATGTTCAAGAAGTAAAAAATGGTCCTCAATGTACTATACAAGTGTTGATGGACTCAGGTATAAAGTGCACAGTTGGTAAAGCTGTCTCAGCAGATATATCACAACCTATAGGTGATATGACTAATGCGCAATCCGGAAATCCTATTGGTGGTGATATGCTAGTAATAAACTTAAGACACCACATAAAGATGTATAATGCTAAACCTAAAGCTACTACTATATTAGAGTTAGCTAAGGGTGGGTATAACAAAGGAACTTAATTAATGAATTTTTTCTGGGCAGAAATAGTTGATGTTGAGAATGATGATGAAAAATCTGGTCGTGCTAAGATTAGAATCATGGGTGATCAGACTGAGCTTAAAGACAGCGAATTAAGATATGCTCGTCCACTATTTCCAGTAACTAGTGCTTCTAAAGATGGAGCTGGTGCAACTCCAGCTTATCAAAAAGGTACACGTGTTCTTGGTATGTTTATTGATAACGATAAACAGATACCATATATTTTAGCTACTGCGCCAAGCGCTGGTAAACATGGCAGTTTAAGTCAAGAGAGTAGAGATATCCCATCTGGTATATCTAAAGATCCTGGAAAATTTAATATTAAGACAGAAGATCTAAGATATATTGTATCTGCTACAGGAGAAAGAAAACTTGATACTAAAGGACTAACTTCTTTTGCTAAGAAAGAAGCAAATGGTCCATCTAAGTTTGGTGATCTAAAAACACTTGGAACACAAGTGCCTACTGGTGCAAATGCTATAGATCAAATAAAAAAAGTTGATCCATCAAATGCAGCCGGAACACTCGGTGCTGGAGCTCTTAGCATGATGAAGGGTTTGCAGAATTCACCTGCAGGCAAAGCTTTGAATATGGTAGGTGCTGCAGCGTTTCAACAAGTTTTAAAACAAGTAACACAAAATAAAAAAGAAGATAATAATAATAATTTACTATTGCAACTAATCGCTCTGCTGGAATTAGTTAATCAAGTTATTAAAACAATCGATTCGATAAACCCCAAAGATGCGGCGACATATAGATCTAATTCTAGTAAGATCATAAAATCTACTGAGACATTAAAGAATCAAATACTATATACACAACAATGTAATTTGATAGTAGATCTCGGCACTAAGATCGCAGATACTGGTTCAAGCAAATTGCCATCTCACGTTGATTTAATTAAAACAAATAGCATAAAACTAAGAGAATCAATATCTGCACAGATACAAAGTTTAAAGAAGGTATAATATGGCTATTCAGAGAGACGATGAAAGATTACCAGAAACTACTTTTAATGCAAAGTATTCTAAAGTAAATGTAACAGAATCACCTGGTGGACATAGAATCACTATGGATGATACTGATGGTGCAAAAAGATATAGAGTTGAACACCCGTCTGGAACTTATACAGAGATATCAGATGATGGTAAATCAGTAGAAGTATGTGTTGGTAATAAACAAAACTATTTAAAAGGTGGTCTAACACTAACAATTCAAGAAAATGGCGATATAAAGATAGGTGGTCATGCAAGATTAAGTGTTGGAGCAGGAGCACATGTTGAGATTGGTGGAGATGCATCTATCGCAGTCGGTGGTGATGCTCTGGTTCATGCTCATGGCAATTTAAAGATGGCAGGAGAAGACGTCTATATTGGAGCTCGTGGAAATATGGATCTCAATTGTTCTGGTAACTTTAATCTTCTTGTTGGTGGTAGTACAAACATTGCTTCCGATGGTAACATGACACAGACAGCTCCAAGGATTGATCTGAACTAATGGCACACTTATTCGTCATATTAAAAGATGGTATTCTTTTTGAATACGATAAATATGAAGATATACCTGATTCTTTTGATAATGTAATAAAATTTATACCAGAAGTACCTGATGGTCCTCATACACATGAACAACACAATGAGATTGATAAGTGGAATCATAGATTACAAGAACTAATGAAGAGAGAAACAAAGTAATGCCAGCAGTAACTAGACAAGGCGATGCAGATGTTGCACACTGTTCCGGCATGGTAAGGAGTGGTTGTTCTGGTGATGTGTTTGTTAATGGTATTGGTGTAAGTAGACAAGGTGATAATAATACATCACATCTTCTTCCGAGTGATGATCCTTGTCCTTCACATAGTGCGCCAATAACTACTGGTTCTACAAAAGTGTTTATTAATGGTAAAGGTTGTGGTAGAGTTGGAGATGGAATTTCAGGCTGTACATCTGTAGCAGCTGGCTCAGGAAACGTATTCGCAGGATAATTAAATGGCACGTTCAGACAGATACACCGGTTTATCAGATAAACCAATATTCTATGCAGACTTTACAAATAATCTAGATTTGAATCCTTTAACTGGGTATCTGGCCAAAACTACTAACGAGAACGCAGTTAAGAATTCAGTTAAAAACTTAGTACTAACAGGTAATGGTGAAAGATTTTTTAATTCAACTATTGGTTCTAAGATGGCTACATTATTATTTGAGCCAATAGATCCAGTTACAGCAGAATTAGTAAGAACAACTATTGAAGAATCTATTGAGAACCATGAACCAAGAGCCAGACTTGTTAACATTGATGTTCAACCTAACGCCGAAAATAATGCTTACTATGTAAAAGTCGTATTTAAAATCATAAATATACCTGAAGAGATAACATTAAATTTAATTTTAAATAGAGTAAGATAATGGCAAACAGCTCATTAAACCTAGTAGGTTTAGATTTTAATACATTAAAAAATGACTTTAAAAACTTCTTAAGATCACAAGATACTTTTAAAGATTATGATTTCGAAGGTTCTAATATTTCGGTATTAATGGACCTACTTGCTTATAACTCTTATAAGAATGCTTTTTATCTTAATATGGCTGTGTCAGAAGCTTTCTTAGATTCTTCCCAGCTTGAAGCTTCTGTGCTTTCACATGCTAAAGAATTGAATTATGTTCCTAGATCTGCTAGATCTTCAAGATGTAAAATACGAGTTGATTTTCAAGCTTCTGGAGATACACAGCCGTACTTAATTGAGAAGGGTTCTTCATTCACATCTATCATTAAAAATGATTCTGTTATCTTTACTATTCCAGAAAGTATTACGGTTTCTTCTCCTAATACATCTTTTAATTTCGAAACATATGTGTATGAAGGTATCTATTTAAAAGAATCTTTTATAGTAGATTATAATCAAGAAAATCAAAGATTTATAGCTACAAATAAAAATATCGATACAGAAAGTTTGACAGTTACTGTATATGAAGATGGCAATGATGTAGGAGAAAACTACTCATTAGCTTCAACACTTTTAGGATTAAGCAATACATCTAAAGTGTTTTTCTTACAGGCTAGTGATCTAGGAAATTACGAAGTAATATTTGGTGATGGTATTATTGGTAAAAAGCCAAAAGATAGATCTACTATCATATTAGACTATAGAGTTTCTAGAGGAATTATAGGCAATGGAGCTAAAGATTTAAGTATAAACTTTGATCCAACTGGTGGAGATTTATTAGAAACTCCGAGTTTAACTGTATTAGAAGAATCTATTGGTGGATTAGAAAGAGAATCAATTAATTCAGTTAAGTACTATGCTCCTAGGCACTTTCAAATACAAGAAAGAGCTGTAACACCTTCTGATTATGAGATCATATTAAAGACACAGTTTCCGGAAATCAATACTTTATCTGTTTATGGTGGCGAAGAAGTTGATCCTCCTAGATTTGGTAAAGTATTCATAGCTATCGATGTTTCTGATGTAGAAGGTATACCGGAAAATAGAAAGAACGAGTATTATTCTTTCATAAAAAGAAGATCACCACTGTCAATTGATCCGATCATAATCGAACCTATATTCACATATATTTCTGTCACAAGTAAAGTCAGATACAATATCAATATATCTAAAGCTACACCTGAAAGATTAAAATCACTAGTAACTCAATCTATTACAAATTATAATACTGAATATTTAAATGATTTTAATACTACACTTAGATATAGTAAATTTAATTCTTCTATAGATAGTTCTGATACAAGTATTGTTAGTAACTTAACAGAGTTACAGATCTATAAAAAGATTAAATTACAGCTGGGTGTAGGACAAAACTATGATATTAATTTCAACGTTCCTTTAATTAATGATCTTCCGGAATTACCAGATCAATATCTAGCAACAGATAGACACACTATAACTAGTTCAGTATTTACATTCAACGGTATTGAATGTTTAATAGAAGATAATAGCAGTGGAATATTAAAAATAGTTCAACTAATAGGCGATGTGCATAAAAAAATAATTGATATTGGTACAGTTAATTATGATACTGGAACTCTTAAACTAATTAATTTTATACCAGATGCATTCCAGGGAAATGACTTCAAAATATATGCAAAACCAAAAGACAATGATATTAGTGTTGGTAAAAACACTATATTAACAATTGAATCTTCCGAGATTAAAGTAAGTATCGAGCCGGTTAGAGTATAATGGAAGTTGTACAAAAAAAGATTTCAAACTTCATAGAAAGTCAATTTCCTTCTATCTATAGAGAAGAAGGACCAGTTTTTATTGAGTTTGTTAAACAATATTATAGATGGTTAGAACAAGAAAACTCTTTAAAACATTCAAGAAATTTTTTCGAGTATAAAGATCTTGATGAAACTACAGATCAATTCTTAGTTTATTTTAAAGAGAAATATTTAAAAAATATTCAATTCGAAACAACTACTAATACTAGACAACTCTTGAAGCATACACTAGATCTTTATAGATCTAAGGGTACCGAAAGAGCTATAGACTTAATGTTTAAACTAGTTTTCGGTGTTCCTGCTGAGATATATTATCCAGCTGAAGATGTATTTTCATTATCTTCTGGTGTTTGGAAAAAACAAAAATATTTAGAATTAAACTGCAGTCCACATAATTATAAGTTAACCGGAAAAACAATCACAGGTCAGACTAGCAAAGCTACTGCATATGTAGATGCAATAGTCAGAAAACGTATTAAAAATGTATTGGTAGATATAGCTTATATTTCTTCATTAAATGGCAATTTTATAACAGATGAAGCAGTCAATACTGCAGAAAATATATTTGATAGTGAAAAAAAACCTCATATTATAGGTTCATTAAATGAAGTTTTAGTTAGCACATATGGTGTTGGCGCCGGATACAATATTGGTGATATAGTAAATCTTGAATCTACCTTTGGAGCTGGTGCTAAAGCTAGAGTAAGTAATATTGCTAGTACTATTGGAACTGTAAATTTTGAACTAATAAATGGTGGATATGCGTATACAGCAAATGCAGAAGTATTAGTATCAGATAAAGTGTTAACATTAAGTAATGTTGTAACTTCAAATATAAGTACCAATAATTATTTCGAAATATTTAATAGTGTTGTACAACCATTAGCTAATATAAATTTCTTAAACTGTACAGGTGTATTTACATCTGGAGATTATATCTACACATATCACCCAAATAATGCAGTAAGGGGTGAAGGAAAAGTTATATCGTCTTCTACAAATACAGCTACAAATGGTCAAATATTCATTATTAAATATTCTGGCAACTTACAAGCAAATGCATTCTATACAACAGGAAATGCTGTATCTGCTAATCAATCAGTATCAAATGGTTATGCAGATAGAACAGCAACCGGAAATGTGATTGGTACTTCAAGTAATTTAATACTATACACTGTTAATAGCAATAATGTTTTTGTTGCTAACAATATTGTGTATCAGGTTGATCCTGGCTCTAACACTGTCATAGCTAATGGTACAATAATAAAATATGTAACTACCGTTGGTTCTAATGGCATATTAACAGTATCTGACAGTCATGGTGTATTTAGAAGAACATTGCCACTTTATAGTAATAACTTAATTGCTAACATTGATTCTGTTGAAATAAAAATTGGCATAATAGATCCAGCTTTTTCTTTCTCTAGCTATAGCAATAATTATTTCTATTCAAACACAGAAAATTATAATACTACTGCTGTAGTAAAAAGTATTAGTACCGGAAGCGGAGCTTCTTTTAGCATATCAAATGATTTAATCTATACAGAATATGTTGATATAAACACAAATTATATTTCAAGTGTATCATCTAATGCTCTTAGTGGTGTTTATAACTTTACTGCTTTACCGACAGCAAATTTAACTACAGTAATTGCGAATGCATTAACTTATACAAATAATCAGATTGGTAAAATAAACGCTCTTAGAGCAATTAATCCAGGATCTAATTATAGTGCTCCGCCTTTCGTACTTGTATATGAACCAAAAACATATCGTTATTTAAAACAAGATGCTATACTAAACATAGCAAACGTTACTTCCAGCTACGCAGTTGGAGAAGTTGTAACTCAAGATAATAATAGTTCCAGAGGCATAGTAAAATTTGCAAATACTACAACGTTGATTTTAGAAAGATTGAGATTTAAAGACACAAATAATTTTACTATTACAACGAATAGTTCAACTAGAATATATGGTGAAACAGGTGGTTCATTTGCGAATGTTACAAACGTTCAAATACAATTTACTTCAGATTACTTAGGATTTAATGCAGTCATTAACGATGAAACACAGACTTCAATAGGTGCAATAAGTGAGTTACAGATACTAGACTCCGGATATGGTTATAAAAAATTAGAATCCGTTACCATCACATCAACAAATAATGATTCTATTGCTACTGGAACTGCTGTGTTAAAAACACATGGAGAAGCTAGTGGATTTTATAAACAAAATGATGGGTTCTTGAGTGATACTAAGAAGCTGTTTGATGGTTTATATTATCAAGATTATTCATATGAAATACAGTCTTCTGTAAAACTTAATAAATATGAAGAGATGCTAAAACAGGTCCTTCACTTGGCCGGAACAAAGTATTTTGCAAGATTCATTTATTCTGATGTATTAAATGCACAAATTAATATATTAGATACAGATATAACGGTAGAATGATGGCAACTAAATTAGTAACTATACATAATAAACACCATGTTGCAACTCAATTTATAGAGTCTGTTTCTGAGACAACTAATACTGCATATTATGTATTTGTTGGTGATCAATATGATAGAGCAGAAATTAGAGACATATCTACTAGTGACAGAGATGTTATATTTGATACTTATCAAAACATGATAATGGGAAAACGTGTTACACCTAACGACGTAAAGTTAGCTATTAGAAATATACCATATGTTTCTAATACAAAATATGCAATGTATGATGATACAGATACATTATTGTATACAAAAGATTATTATGCCATAGTTAATGCTTCTTCTTATTATCACGTATATAAATGTTTAGATAATAATGGAAACACATATTCTACTATTACTCCTGATATATCACATATTTCTGGAGCAAATACTGACGTGTATGAAACATCCGATGGTTATCGTTGGAAATACATGTATTCTGTATCTGCAGCAGATAAAAACAAATTTTCAAATCAAGATTATTTTCCAATAGTAGCAAATACATCTGTAATTAATTACGCAGTAGCCGGCTCTATCAATATCATCAATATTATTGATCCTGGAAAAAGATATGATAATTATACAGAAGGAACTTTTATTGGCAGTCAAATTAAAGTAAATGGTAATTCTACTTTATATGAAATTTCTAATAATTCATTAAGTCTATCTAATGGATTTTATACAGATTGTTTAATCTATATTTCAGGTGGAACTGGATTAGGTCAGTTTAAAAAAATAACTAACTATTTCACGAATTCTAATGGAAATTATATAGAATTAGAATCTGCATTTACTATTTCACCTACAAATGGTTCCGAATATGAAATATATCCAAGCATTAAAATAACTAGTTCTAAAACAGAAACAGTAAATGCTGTAGCAAGAGCTTTAATAAACAGCAGCTCAAGTAATAGTGTATATAGAATTGAGATGCTCGATCAGGGTGTTGGATATACCTATCATACTGCTGTTATAGAAGCTAATTCAATAGTAAAAGCTGCTAATGGATTTGTTGAAGCAAATGTTAGACCAATATATTCACCTCCAGGTGGTCACGGTTCAAGCCCAGAAAATGAATTATATAGCACATCAGCAATAATAAGTGTTGAATTTTCAAATAATGAAAGCAATACAATACTAACTTCAAATAAGTTTAATCAAGTAGGTCTATTAAGAGATCCTCTGTTCAATAACGTTAAACTAAATTTTGATACAATTACTGGATCTTTGACGTCAGGAGAAAAGATAGTAAAAATAGAACCAGTTAGAATTAATATAAATGCTATTTCTAATTCATCAACTGCTAATATTATATGTAGCACAGCTGACTTTGAGAATCAAGTAAATGTCGGTGATAAACTACTTTTAATGAAGTCAGATTCTTCTGACTACTCTCTTGTAACAGTCAATTCAATTGTTAATTCTTCACAGATAACGTTAACATCAAATAGTAATTTTACTTCTAATAACGCTTGGATATACATACCGAATATTACTTCAAATGCATACATATCAGATATCATTCAAGCTAACTCGGTGTTATTATCAAACACTCAAGGTATATTTGCTACTGGCGATGTGGTCATAGGTGAACAGTCCGGAGCTCATGCAAATATTAGTACTATTACTATTAGCGATGTATCTAAAGGATTTAATACATTTATACAACTTAATAAGTTTATTGGAAATGTAGTTTCTGGTACTTTTAGCGAAAATGAAATAATATATCAAACTAACACGACCGTTGCAAAAGCTGCTCTTCATTCCACTATAAATACAGTTAGTAATGGTGTGATACTTTATGTTTCAAATACTACTGGCAATTTTCAATTTGGTAATGTTGGTAATGTATCTTATACGGTAATTGGTTCAAATAGCACTGCTATAGCTCATGTATCCAATTCTTATATTGGAGAACTAGTATATGGATCTGGCGAGATTTTATATTTGAATAATATTGAAGCGGTTGAAAGAAGCAATACACAAAAAGAAACGTTTAAAATAATTTTTGAATTCTAAGGGGTTTAAATGGCTATCGAAAAAGATCTCAACGTATCTCCATATTTCGATGATTATGATGAGACAAAGAACTTTCATCGAGTTTTGTTCAAGCCTGGTGTTTCTGTCCAGGTTAGAGAACTCAACCAAATGCAAGCCATACTACAATCACAGATCGAAAGATTTGGGAATAATATCTTCAAGCGCGGTACTATTATAGATGGATGTAACTTTAGCTATACTAATACTATTAAATATGTAAAGATTCTTGATACTGATATTGATAATAATCCCGTATCAGTAGACTACTTGAATCAAAGTTTCAGAGTAAAAAATGCTAACAACGTTGTAGCTAGAATCATTAACGTATCAGATGGTTATGAGAGTACAGATCCGGATCTAAAGACACTTTATCTTACATATATTAATGCTGGTGCTTCCGGAAATGAATATAGTTTTTCTTCAGATCAAGAACTAACAGTATATTCAAAAGATTATAATTTAGGTTCTATTATTATTAACAATGGTGGTATATCATTTTCTAACTCAGATAGTGTTATCATCACATCTGCTATAGTTGTAAATACATCTACCGGTACATTTACTAATGGCCAATATATAATCGACCAAACTACTGGCGCTAACGTAGAGATTATTGAAGCTGATAATACAACGCTGGCTTCTTCAGGTTATGTCATATTAAAAATAAAGCCGAGAGATGTTGTTCTAGCGAACTCATCTGCTACATCTAATAGTTGGACTATAGCAGCAAATTCAGAAATAAGAAACACAGGAAATACAGCTGTTGGTACAGTCGTAGGAAAGATTGGTTCTGGAGCTTCTGCAGTTCTAAAAACAACAGCTGCCGGTAAGATTAATACTATAGATGTAGTACAAAGAGGTATAAACTATAGCATAGCACCAAATATTAGAGTAAGATCTATAGACAACAGCGGCGGTTTGGCTGTACTAGATTTGGAAGCTAGAAACTTTGTTCAAAAAATTAAAGTCGCTTCTGGAGCGTCTGCTACGGGTAATAGCTATCAATTTGGTGTAGGCGAAGGTATCATATATCAAAAAGGTCACTTTATTAAAGTGTATCCTCAAAATATCATAGTATCAAAATATAATAATACACCGAATAATATTTCGGTAGTTTTTGAAACAAAAGAAGATATTATTAATTCTAACATCGATACTAGTTTACTTGATAACGCTCTTGGTACTCAAAACGAAACTGCTCCCGGCGCAGACAGATTAAAGCTTACTGCCAACTTAGTATTATCTAATACAGATATAGCAGAATCAAATGCAGAAGCTTATATACTTACTAGCTTCTCTGATGGTTCGCCATATAAACAAAATCAATTTACTGCTTATAACGTCATAAACGATGAGATGGCAGAAAGAACCAGAGATGCCAGCGGCAATTATGTTTTAGACCAGTTCAATGTCACTACGAGATCACCAGCAAATAGTTCTTTTGAAGGAAATACTATTTCAGTTGTTGTAGATCCTGGTAGAGGTTATATAAACGGTTATAGAGTAGTTACTGATGCAAACTATGTTCAGGATATCAAAAAAGGTACTGATACAGTTGTAACAAATACTTTTAGTATCAGCTTAGGTTATCAAAATTACATTAGAATATCAGATGTTGCTGGCTTATTCCAATTTAATACTGGTGATCAGTTAGAACTCTATGATACAGCAAGAGACTATGTTTCTAATTCATCGTTGGCTCTAGCAGAAACAATCGCTCCAGCAGGAACCAAAATTGGTTATGCTAGAATGAGATCAATGACCTTAGAAAATGGTGTGCCTGGCACAAGTTCTGCAATCTATAGATTATATCTTTTTGATATTGATATGGATTCTGGTAAAAACTTTAAAGATGTTAAGAGCGTTTATTATAATGGCGCTGCTGCTGATGGCATTGCTGATATAGTGTTAGATCTAGATCCAACAACAGCTGTAGACATAGCAAATATTAAGGGTAGAGGTAGATTAATATTTGATACTACAAGATACCTTAAAAATGCTAATAATATTAAATATATCTATAGAACCATAGTATCAAACGCTTCTCTTAATTCTACTTCAGGAAGTATTACACTTTCATTATCATCAACACCAGATGAGTTTTTCCCATATTCATCTAATGCTACATTAAGTGATGAACAACTTAGAGAACTTTATGTAGCTCCTGCTCAAGAAGGCATGATCGCCAATGTAGCAATCACTGGTAATGCAGCAGCTACAACTACTTCAGCAAATCTTGTTGGCACCGGTACTTCTTTTATTACAGACCTCAGAATCGGTGATTATGTTTATGTCTATGCAAATAGCACAGCATATGATAAAAAACTAGTAATTAATGTTGTAAATAATACTTTTATTCAATTAAATTCAAACTTATCATTTACTCAAGCTAATTCAAAAATCAAGAGATATTTTCCTAGATATATCTCTATTCCGTTTGGTGATAGAGATGGTTATTCTGCAAACGTAGATGCTAATAATAATATTCTAACTATTAATATGGGTCTCGCTATCCAATCACCAGGTAATTCTAACATGATAGTTGGCTATAATGTTAGAAGAGATGGTGCAGCTCAAGGAACTAAGACTGCTGATAGAAACTTATTTGTCAAACTTGCTATGGCAAATAATGAAGCAAATAACACTGGTCCTTGGCATCTCGGTGTATCAGACATTTTTAGACTTAGAAAAGTTTATCTAGGAACAAACAGTTCAGTTAATACAAGTAGTACTGATGTTACTGATTATTTCTATGTAGATCATAATCAAACAGCAGATTATTATGATCAGGGTTATCTGTATGTTAAGCCTGATATCTCGTTTAGACCAAACACTACCAACTGGCTGTTAGTACAGGTTGATAGATTTAATACGTCAACAAACGGTTATTATACACCTGTGTCTTATTTGACAGCAAATGCTGCGCAGATAGCAAATGTTGATTCAAAAGCATTAAGTGCATTAACAACACAGATAAACACTCTTGAAGTTCCAGAATTAAAAACTGATGTAGGTATCTACTATGATCTATTGACAACATTTGACTTTAGACCAGCAGTCATATCTTCTGCAACACTAACAACAAACTCGGAAGCTGCAACTGTAAATCCACCAAGTAACACTACTCTTAATATTGGTTCTTCTGAAAAGAAATTTCCATATCCAGGAACAGTATTAACTGGCACTATTGAGTATTATGTTGGAAGAACAGACGTTGTAACAGTTAATAAAAATAATACGATTACAATTAAGACTGGTACAAACGGTGAAAAAGCAGATAAAAAGAGATCAGGTACTAATAGAGACAGTATAGATATTTCCCTATTAAGTATTCCTGCTTATCCAACTATTGCACAAAATCCATCTGCTAATGTACAAACAATTTTAGATAAAAAAATTGTAAGTGAAAGATATCTTACAAGCAGAGTTAATAACAAAATAGTTAGAGATCTAATTAGTAATGGTGAGATTAAAGAATCTCAACCAAAAGCTTATAAAATGAAAGATATCGCACGTATAGATCAAAGAGTGCGTAACTTAGAATATGCTGTTTCATTGAGCTTAGCAGAAAGCCAACTCAAAAACAAAGTGATTCCAAGTTCAATATCTCCAGATATTAATAGATTTAAGTATGGTTTCTTTATTGATGATTTTACAAATAATAATCTTAGTGATACTAAGAACCCAGAATATACATCTTATCTAGATGCTGCTAATAGACAATTACATCCTCTTACAGAACTTTTGAATGTTAGCTTAGATACTGGTGATGTATATGATTTTCCATATACAGAAGTAGCTATAGTATCACAAAATATTGCTACAGAACCAGTAGTAATTGTACCTCAACCTCCACCTCCAAATGATGATGGAATAGTAGTAACACCTGATGGTGGCGGCGGAGGCGGCGACGTCATAGTCATTACTGAGGATGGTGATCCGGGAGATGATCCCGGAGATTATATAGATGGTGGCCTGACCGGTCTACCACTACCAACAGATGAACCTGATGGCGGTGGTCAAGTCACAACACCTGATGTAGATGATAATACTGATAGCTATCAGTGGGCTGATTCACCTCACGGCGATCCAGAAGATGGTGGTGTAGATACCGATGATGGTGAAGATGACGATGATGATGATGATGATGACGGCGATGAATAATACTAAATAGTATGTTAAGAAGAACGAGGAAATTATAAATGTCAAAAGCCTATATTAGTCAGTATAAAAACCCTTCAAAATTCAAGTTGAAAAATACAACTGTTGAAATACTGATTTATGGTTTAAAACCAAATACTGAACATAAGTTCTATGAAGAAGATGTTACTGACATAACACAACATACTTTACAGGTTAAAAAAAGCACTAATTATCAAGCTGTATATAATAATCATCTTAATAATAATAAGAGTCAGAATAAAGATTCATCTGGAAATGCTATTCCATATAATGCAGATCATATTAATAGAAAAATATTTTTTGATGATTATAATTTTAGTGATACTAATACTAGAAAAGATGATGTAATAACGATAGGTGAGATAGGTGATCCATTAGTTACAGATGAAAATGGTACTCTAGCATTTTATTTCTTCGTACCCGAAACGAATACTAGTCAAGAACTAAAAAAGACTAAATTAAAGTTCGATAACTTTGGTGCTTTTTTAAATAAAAAGTTTATAGTAAAAACTCCTGACGGTACAAGTAAAAAAACTTTAATTCTTGGAAGAAGTTTACTAAAAAACTATAATATTGATACTATTGATAATAACTCATTTTCAACTGTTGGAGAACCTGCTCCTACTTTTACTTTAGCTCAAACGTTTTTTATTGATCCTTCAGTAGTAAAAAACGCTACAGAAGTTAGTATTAGTAGTGTAGAATTATTTTTTAAAGAAAAACCAACTCCTAAAAGTGTTGGTGGCTTGAAAAGCCCAGGTGTAACTGTTTTATTGGTTCCATGTAAAAATAGATTACCGGTCATAAGCAGTCTCGGTTCTATGCCATCTGCAAGACTAGAATATGATCAAATAAATACAAGTACAGACGCGTCTGTTTCTACTAAGTTTGTATTTGCAGACACCATTCCTACTAAAACAAATACAGAATATGCTATAGTTGTAAGATATGATGGTAACACACCTGAGTATAAACTATATACAGCAAAAGAAAATGAATGGTTACTAGGTACTAAAACTCTATCTAGTGGTGTAAACGGTCAATATATTGGTAATTATTTTACTTATTCTGCTTATACTAGTAATTGGATATCATCAGCAAATATAGATTTAAAATTTAATATTAATGCTGCCAGATATGCTTATGAAGGTACTGCTATTTCAAATGTTACTGCTCTAGAAGTTAGAAATAAATCTTATGAATTCATGCATTTTAATGAATTGAACTCGACTACAAATTTCTATGGTAATGAAAAAGTTTTTCAGGTAAAATCAAACTTATCAGGAACACTCTCTGTAAGTAATAGTTCTACTACTGTAACCGGCAATGGAACTACTTTTGATACGACATTTTTACAGGGTTCAGATTCAGAATATATTGCTATTAATAATGGAGCAAACGTCGAACTAAGGGAAGTAGTAGGTGTAACATCTAACACGATACTAACTATCGATAGACCTACTTCATTTACAAATACGACAAGTACTTTTTATAAGACACCTGTTGCTTGGGTTCATTCACTTAAAAATTCATATTTAGACGGTGGTAGAGCTAAACTATTAATGCTTTATTATTCACAGGCAAACAGCGATCTATACTTTACTAATAACTCTACTATAGTTGGCGATCAATCCGGCGCTTCAGTTTCAAACGTTAATATAGTAGATTTTAAAGTAAACAGAATGGTTGCTGCTATTGATACTATTGCTCCTGCACAAGCTACATTTGATGCAGAAGCAAAGTTTAATTATACTCTAGCGACAAACGGAGATGTCATAGTTGATGCTACTCCTTTCACGCAACCTATTAGAATGTTCAACGAATACTTCTATAAAAAAGAAGACGCTATCGTCGTGCCATCTAGATCTCGTGAAATAGTAACTATTAATACATCTCCAATATATGCGTATGAACAGAGTAACGCAGTAGCTATTACTATAACACCATCATTTAACAATGATTTTGTTGCACCAAAAATGCAGAGTAATCTAGCTAACATCGTGTTGTATCGTTATGTTATTAATGACGATGATACAAATGAAAATACAAAATATGGTAATGCTTTTAGTAAACATATAACTACAAGAATTAATCTTGATCCACAAGTATCTGGTGAAGATTTATTAGTTTACATTACTGGTTACAGACCACAGGGTACAAACTTTAGAGTTTATGCAAAACTTTATAACAATAAAGATAAAGATGCGTATGACGATAAAGATTGGAGTTTGTTAGAGTTTAAGTCTTCAGCAAGTAAATTATTTTCTTCTACTACATCTGATTTGATTGAATTTACTTATGGACTTCCGCAATATCCAAACACAACATTTACTTCAAATGGTGTTGTAACTACTACAATAAACCAAACAAATGTTATTGGTGTAGATACAACGTTTACTACAAATTTTGCTAATAATGACTTAGTTAAAATATATCCAGCGTTATTCCCAAATACTTATGAAATAGCAGTAGTATCAAATGTAGTTAATAATACTTTAATAACTCTACAAACAGAGATATCAAATGTAAGTGTTGCTGGATCTGGTCTTAAAATAGATAAGTTAGGTTATAAGTATCAGGCTTTCAATAATAAAGCAAATGATAACGTTGCTAGATATTATAGTTCTAGCATGACAGAATTTGATAAGTTTGATACATTTGCTCTTAAGATAGTATTCTTATCAAATGATCAATACATTACACCGTTTATAAGTAACATGCGAGCTGTGGCAACATCTACATGACAACACAAGAAGAAGATGTAAAAAAAGATAAGAAAAAACGAAAAAAAATGTTTCGGAAAAAGTATACTAAAACATCTGCTACAGGTATGTTTAAAGATAAGAAGACCGGATTCATAATAAATAGAAATAAAAATGAATTATTGTTAACGAAAGCGGCAGTACAAAATGCTAAAAAACAAATTGAAGCTGCTGAAAAAGTGAAAAATCTAGAGAATCAAATAGAAGAACTAAAAAACATTTTAATTAAAGTCGTAGAACGGAATTAATTTATGTCTAAAACACTTTCATCTATCAATACAGCATCTGACACATTCCAGAACTGGGTTGATAGAACGAATGCTATCATTACACTTATAGACACTGAAGTAGTTACTGCTAATGCGGCTGGAGCTCTAACTTCTGGTAATGGTTTCGTAAATGGCCACTTTGGAGCAAACACCCTTGTTGCTACAAATATTAAAGGCGGCAACGTTACTACAAATAGTGTTATAACTTTTCAAACAAATACTGCATTTAGTGCAAACGTTTTAATTAGTCAACAGCTAGCTGTAACTAACTCTGTCGCTTTTTCTAATACGCTTGTAGTAACGGGCAATACTACTTTTTCTAATACTCTAGCAGTAACAGGTAATACTACAGTTTCTAACACTCTAGTAGTAAATGGAAGTGTAACGTTCGCAAATACACTAGCAGTAACAGGTAACACAGCTCTTTCTAACACGTTGGCAGTAACAGGCAATACTACACTTTCTAATACGCTTGTAGTAATTGGTAACACAACTCTTTCTAATACTTTAGCAGTAACAGGTAATGCTACATTTAGTTCTAACGTTTCAATTAGCCAACAGCTAGCTGTAACTAATTCTGTTTCTTTTTCTAATACTTTAACAGTTGTTGGACTTGCTAATGCTTCTGGCGGTCTCAATACAACTACAGCAAATGCTACTACAGGCATTAATGTTGGTGCTAATGTTAATATAACAACTTCTCAGATAAATGTGGGTAACTCTTCTGTAAATGTAGTAGTTAATTCATCAATGATAGTTCTGAACAGCAGTAATGTTGTTACAGTTTCTACTTTAGCTTCTTCTTTAGGATCTTTTGTTAATTCAAATACTATTACTTTTACTGGAACTTCTTCACAAGTAATGGATAGTGTAACATTATCTTCTACTAGATCAGCCGAATATCTAATATCAGCGAATAATAATACAGCAAATGCATATCAAGTTAGTAAAATATTAGTCATACATGACGGCACAACGGCGTATGTGACTGAATACGGAACAATGTTTACTAATACTTCGGTTATTGGAATATCTGCTGGAGCAAATGCTACTCATATGTTTATTAATTGTACTCCTGTTTCGACAAACACAACTGTTAAGTTTACTCGATTTGCACTGGGTGTATAAAAATGGCAACTAAAGCAAACTTAGTAATAGACCAAGGAACAACTTATACAACTGATCTAAACTTGACTGATGAAAATGGTGATCCTCTAATTCTTTCTGGTTATACTGCAAATTCACAGATTAGAAAACATTATACTTCATCAAACTCTGTAGTTTTTTCTACATCTATAAATGCAACTGCTGGAGTTATAACTCTCTCATTGACTGCAAATCAAACAGCAAATATGGTTGGTGGAAGATATGTATATGATGTTGAATTAACAGATGCTTCAAATTCTATATCAAGAATAGTTGAAGGTATAGTTACAGTCACACCACAGGTTACTAGATAATGGTTAATATAGTAGTTTCTGCAAAGAAGTCTATAAGAGTGTCAGCTAATGTAACAGGAGAAGTCATTCAATCTTCTACTCCAGTTACATTAAAAAATACAACTCAAATTAGTACTAATGCTGGAAGATTAGATCAATTAGCCGATGTTTTAGAACCAGAAACACCACAGGATGGTTCTACTTTAGTATACAATGCAAATACAGATACATATGAGGTTAAAAAAGTGAATTTGAGTGAAGTAGAAGGCACTCTAGAAGGTGGAACGTTCTAGAATATAAATAATTAAAAAAAATAGAGGGACCACTAATGGCAAACCAAATTCAAATTAAAAGAAGTACTACTACAGCAACACCAACTTCTCTTGCTAATGGTGAATTAGCTTGGTCATCTAATGGTGATGTACTCTTCATCGGTGCAAATGGTGTTGTAGAACCAATCTCAGGCAAAAGATATCCTGGTACTCTTACTGCTAACCAAGCGCTAGTTGCAAACGCTACTTCTGGCATAGATAAGATTATCGTAGCAAACCTTGTTCCTACTGCTGTATATGCAAATGGTGCATCTGGAACTGCCGGTCAAATCCTTACTTCTAACTCATCAGGCGGTGTTTATTGGTCAGCTCCCGCGGCAACTACTTCTGGCGCCAATACTCAGGTACAGTTCAATGATGATGGTGCCCTTGCCGGTGATGCTGACTTTACTTTTAATAAAACAACAAATACACTTACAGTAACAAATATTGCTGGTAATGGTGCTTCTGTTACCTCTGTTAATGCTGTAACTGTTGGTGGAAATACTGCCTCTGATTTAAATACATATGCAGACAATAAAGCTGCAAATGCTTATTCAAATGCAATGTCAGATACACTATCAAGAAATGGTAGTTATAGTGGAAATAATACATTTGCTGGTACAAATACCGTAATCTCATCAAATCTATTTGTTACAGGCACTATTAATAGATCACCAACAATTACTCTTGGCGGTGACCTTTCTGGTTCTATAACACTTACAGATCTTACTGGTGGTACACTTACTGCAACTATTGCTGCTGACTCTGTAGCTCTTGGTACAGATACAACAGGTAACTATGTTGCCTCTATTACAGCTGGTGCTGGTATTTCTGGTTCATCTTCTTCAGAAGGTGGAGCAGCTACTATTGCTGTAGTTGCAAACAACGGTATAGTTTCTAACTCTTCTGGTGTGTTTGTAAACAGTCAAGACGGTCTTACAACAAACTCTACAGGTGTGTTCGTTAAGGGCGGTACCGGTGTTACAGTAAATGCTACCGGTGTTCATATTGGTCAAGCAGTAGGTACTTCAGATAACGTAACATTTAATGATATTACTATCAACGGAAATACAATTATTGGTAGTAACAGCAGTGATGTTGTTTCTGTTAATGGTAGAATTAATACAGCACTAGTTCCAGCAGCTAACGTTACATATGATCTTGGTTCAACAACAATGAGATGGAAAGATCTTTATCTTTCTGGCTCAACACTCGTTCTTGGTAACGTTACTCTTTCTGATGCAACTGGAACACTATCAACAAATAATGCTTCTATTAGTGAAAATCTAACAGTATCTGGTAACGCAGTATTAGGTAGTAACTCATCAGATATCGTTTCTATTAATGGAGCAGTTAATACTGCTATTACGCCAAGTGCTAACGTAACATATGATCTTGGCACAAATACATCTCGTTGGAGAGAAATTCACGCTGCTAACGTTCACTCAGTAGATGGTTATTTCGATGGGAACCTTCAAGTTTCTGGCAACCTTGTAGTTCTCGGTGAAGCATTAACAGTTAACGTTGCAACTCTTGCTGTTGAAGACTCTCTCATCCAGCTTGCAACAAATAATACATCAACAGACCTTCTTGATATTGGTTTTTATGGAAACTATCAGGTAGCTGGTGGTGCTCATGAACATACAGGTTTATTCAGAGATGCTTCTGATGATGGCATTTTCAAAATATTCTATGGTCTTCAAGATTCTCCAACAACATCTGTTGATATAGCTGGTACAGGATATACACAAGGCACATTACAGGCTTATCTTAAGTCAAATGGATTAATATCAAATGCAACACATGTTGCTATTACTGCTAACTCAACAGTAAACGTAGCAATTACAGCAAATACATTATCATTAGCTACTGCACTTGCAGCTACAGATGGTGGTACTGGATTTGATACATATAATAGTGGTGACTTACTAGTAGCGAATACCGGTAATACTCTATCAAAGCTCTCGCTTGGATCTGATGGTTATGTTCTTCAGTCAAACGGTTCAGCTCTTGTCTATGGCGTACTAGATGGTGGATCATTCTAAATTGAAGGATTTATATAATGATTAATGATGAAAATAAAGAACAATATGCTCTTGCTTATATACAGAAGCAAGAGCACTATATCACAGAGCTGATAAGAAAAAATATAGATTTAGATATCAAAGTTAGTATTCTTAACAACTCTGTGATAGCACTTAATAATTCTTTAAATGAATCAGAATTAAAATTTGAAGAATCACAGAAAAATGTAGGTATTTCAAATGATATTATGGGTCAGGCTACTAATTCTATAGAAAGTTTAACTATTAAAAATAAAGAATTATCTGATAGAATTGATCAATTAACTAAAACAATTAGTAATCTGCAAAATGAATGTGATAAATTAAAATCAGATGCTGGATCTTTAACATCACAGAAAGATCAAGCTAAAAATCAATTAAATGATGCTGAACGTACTATTGAAAATCATAAAAGAGAATTAGAAAGACAGACACAAGAACTTCAATCTTTGTATAAAGAAAATGAAGATCTTAAGGCAAATATAAATATAAAAAAACCTTCTAAAAAGAAGGATGATAATTTTTAATCCAGTATATACTGGTGAATAAAGAGGCCATATGGCAAATACAACTATTCAGCTTAAGCGCTCATCTGTAGCGGGAAAAACACCTAATACAGTTACACTCAGCACAGGTGAGCTGGCTATTAATCTTACCGATAAAAAATTATATTCTTCAGATGGTACAAATATATTTGAACCTGCAGGTAACGTTACAAATATCAACATTACCGGAGGAATAAAAGCTAATGGTTCTTTTGGCACTGCTGGACAAATTTTAACAAGTAATGGTACTGCTACTTATTGGTCAACTGTTTCAGGTGGTGGCGGTTTTACAAATGGTCAATCCATATCCGTAAACAATTTTGTAATTACTGGTGCGTTTACTGCTAATAGTTCTAATGGCACATCAGGTCAAGTATTAACAAGTAATGGTACTGCTACCTATTGGGCATCAACAATTGCTCCAAGAGTAAATACAGCAACTTCCACTGCAACTCTTGCGTGGAATAGTGATAATTATGAACAGTATCAACTTACTGCTTTGGCAGAAAATTGCACAATATCTGCAGATTCTGCTACACCAGTAAATGGAAGAAAAATCATTTTTAGATTTGAAGATAATGGTACAGCAAGATCTTTAACTTGGACTAATGGCGTATCAAATTCGTTTAGAGTTATAGGAACTACTCTTCCAACTACAACTGTGGCAAACAAAACAGCATATGTAGGCGCTATATATAATTCCACAGATAGTCGTTGGGATGTTATAGCTGTAGCACAAGAAGCATAAAGGAGAATATTATGGAAATGATTAAAATTGATTTTACAAAGACAAGCGAAGATGGTGTGTATTCTTTTTCTGATGCCTTGCATTTACCAATCAATCATTCATATACAGATGAAGAAATTGAAGCAATGAAGCAAGCTAGATTTGACAGATGGTTAGATATGATTTTAAATCCTCCTGAACCTGTGGTGGAAGAACCCGTTATTCAAGAATCTTCTTCAGAGTAATTATAATGGCAAATAGATATTGGGTCGGCGGTACCGGCAACTGGAGTGATACTGCTCGGTGGTCAGCGACATCTGGTGGCGCGGGCGGCGCATCTGTGCCTGGCACGAACGATGCTGCAATCTTTAACGCCTCATCTGGAACAGGCGTTGCCA